CAGAATGGGCGAGCGTGGCTGACCACGATGGACGCCCAGAATGGGCGAGCGTGGCTGACCACGATGGACGCCCAGAATGGGCGAGCGTGGCTGACCACGATGGACGCCCAGAATGGGCGAGCGTGGCTGACCACGATGGACGCCCAGAATGGGCGAGCGTGGCCCCGTATGCCACGCAGGCCCACGATACTCGCCCACGATACTCGCCCAAGTGGACGTCCACGCAAAAAATTCTCGAGCGCATTATGCTCGCCCAGGTCGCACGCCCAATTATTAACCCCAGTTTTCATTTGCTTCGCAAATGAACTTTTTTTTAATAAAAAATTTTTGCCATAAACTCTTGACAACAAATCGATTACGACCTACATTAGCAATGTTTTCGATTTAGTTCGACGGCGGTCGAGCAAATTGCGAAAATGTTGCGATTGCAACGAGTTCTTTGACATAGTGACCTGCACGACAAGCGAGATTGGCACACTTGCGTCTGACGCATTGTATGAGTGTGCAACTTGCGAGCGACACGGATAAGTGAGTAGCGTGTCTGACATGCCAACAAACGACGCCAACAGTGCAGTAGCGATTGTAGCTTAAACCCCCACACACTCTGAGTGTGTGCTCGTGACAAGGCGAGAGAGCAGGGTCAGACCTCAAAAGTCCATGTTATGCCCTGTAAGTGCGAGTCAAGCAAAACAAAATTTTTAACACGACCTCACACGGAAGGCGGTGTGCGGGTGACAAACAAACGCATAAAGGGCGTTATAGCCGACCGAGATTATGGCAAAAAATAATAATAACAACCAAGCAACCGAGAGCAAGTTCAATGTAACATTTGGTGTAAAAAACGTCGATAAAATACCGGCCAATTCGGCCGTATTGCTCAACGAGTGTCGCAAGCGTGTAGACGGCGAGTTTAAAACCGTCGTTGAATTTATGGCCATTTCTGGCGTAAAATCGACCAAGACCACAGACCTCGTACTCCCAGTGCTGACGGTGATGCTTGCAGACGCTCGCACAAGAGGCGGTTTCGCCAACGACTTCAAGGTCGTTATTGTGGCGTCGCAAGAAATTACGACCAAATTGACCGCAAAGAGTTGCTTCACAAAGTGGCTCAAAGGAAACTGCATTTATAAATCAAACTCGCAAGGCGAGCTCAACAAGGCGCTCGTGCTTGACGAGGGCTTGCACCTTCGCAACACGGCGCTGCGTGTAAGTGAGAAACAGCCGTTATACGCCGCCAAGGGAGAGGCCCAGAGAGTGTTGCTTTTCAAGACCGCTGAAGCAATTGTCAAGCAGTCTTCGATGTTCTCAGGCATCATCAAAGAGGCGCGAAGCGTATTTAACGCTGCCTACGCCGAAAGCAAGCCCGTGAGCAAGCCCGTGAGCAAGCCCGTTACCAAAACCGCTGCAACAGCGGTAGCATAACACTCACACATAACGGCACAACCAAGCCACCTGCCCCACATGGGGTGGGTGGCTCGCTTATATATATGTGCGCGCCCACGTTTATATGCGTGCGCCATATTGCGTCGAGGCGAAAAGTGTCGATGAAACGCCCGACAAATTCAAATAACCCCCGATTTCCAGATTTATAGCAAAAAAAATTATGCGACTCTCAGACATCATCACGGCTTCGCAGTTAAGCGCAATGCGCTCGGCTGCATCGGGGCAAAGTGCCGTAGAAAAAATTGCCCCCTCAGTCTCAGACCAAATGCGTGACAAGATTTGCGCGGTTGCGGCTGAGTTCGACTTCAATTTAACGCTCAATATGTGGCGTGAATTGCACCAAACGTTTATATCGGATGGTGCAGCCATATTATGTGCCAACGGTAAGACCGTGAGGGTTATACCCGAAATGCACGGCAAGGCGTTTGCGGTTCACATGAAAAACCTATTAAAGGGCGGATACACGCTCTTGTTCGTGACGAATAAGCGTGTATGTCACATCTGCTGGAAGAACTGGCAAAGCTGGTACGGCAAGTTCACAGCAATGCCAAAACAAAACAATGCGCCTGACAAGCCCACATACGCAGCAATGCGTAAGCTGCGAGAGCAACGCTACAAAGAACACATGTTCTACCAGCTTGCCGACCCTCAAATAACTAAAAAAATAGGCAAGCGTGGATATAATATGACCTTCGATGAAATGCGTGCAATACGACACATAGAAGCGGTAGAGCGACGCAACAGCGTAATAATCAAAGAAGCTCAAAAAATTTACGAGAGTGTAATGTTGTAAATTTTTGCTATAAATCGAGGTGAGAGCCGCAACCCAGATAGTTGCGGCTCTTTTTTATATCTAAACGGCAAACGGGGAGGCGCAACCCCATTAAAAACACTCGCCGATTAACAAAGCTGCTGTGGGTTAATGGTAGGGGTGTTATGCACCAGGTCGGAGGGGAGCAGCCCCTATGCACAAGGAGTTGCAGTGCAAGGAACGTGTGAACCGTTCCATTTTTAACATAAATCATGCACACAAGCAAATAGAGCGCGTGCATGTACACCTGAAGAATAGTAGGGTGTGGCTCAAAAACTCTCCAGAAAGCTGAAAACCAGAGGTTAAATAGGGAATAGGCATTACGGGACTTTAATTAATGCTGGGCCCGTCAGCAGACTAAAATGAGAATTGCATCAGTCAATGAAATAGAGCAGGCTTTAAAGAAATACACCTCCTTTACAACAAGTGAGGTGGAACAAATGGCAACAGCCCTCAGCGGCTATTTCCAAATGTGGTCTCCTCTTACAGAGGAGAACATCATCACCTCAGTCAATACTATCAACAACTTCGGGGACTCTCCAATAGAGAACCCGACACGGGACTTTACAATAGTTCCGCTGGGCATATTTATGGGCTATTATGGCCCAGAAAGCCGTGATTTATTCACAAACACTAAAACTGGAAACAGTTTCACGATAGTGGATTACTTTGAGTAGTCTACTATCGTGAAAGTCCTGAGCATGACTTTAAACTGCTTTCCTCACTAATGTAGGATTACCTTGACGTGGTAGTGGGGCTTTCAACCAAAAATCCTATAAATCCAAGATTTAAAAACTAAAAACAAAATAAAAATGGAAAAGAAGGACATGATTATTGCTAAGTTGAATGCGTTTGCAATAGTAAACGACTATTATTTTTGCTGGGATAATAACCCAGAAAATGGCAAAGAAGAAGAATACCTCAGTATTAATGTGAGGGTAAAGAATGGAATGTTAACTCCCAAGCATTTGGCAATACTGCATAAATTAAACCCGTCACTCATACGTCTGTATGATGACGGAACTATGAGTGTAGAGATTAAAATGAACTAATCTCTCACTCAGTCCTGAACATGACTATAAACTGTTCACCCCACAGAAGGCAATAACCTTGACGTGGTTGTGGGGCTTACTACTAATAATTGCCATTACATTCTTAAAACATTGTCACATAATGAAGTATGTTGGCAACGCGTTCTCATTGCAAATGTTGCATGAGGATGCTGTCCTTCATTGCTCTATGTGTGATGTGCCTGAGGACTTGGCATCCTTGACATCTGTTGTTGGTCACCCTGACACAGCAGCTGTACTGGGCGTTAAGTTCAATAGGACTAACTTATCCCTTACTAAGGGTGATGAGTTGTATGTTGCCCAACTGGTTGGCGGTAGACTTCCAGAGGGAACTAAAACTCTGCCAGAAGGGTTTAAGTTTGTCTGGTGGCATATTACTGTAGAGTAAATGTCGTAAGGACTGGTTGGTTTTTACAGTACAACCAACAAGACGTAGACAAAAATACTGTTGACTTAGTGGGAGTTCAAATAGAAATTCCCTCGTAAATCTATAGCAAAGGCTATGGATGGCAGAGAGCATTGACACCAATCCTAAGCCCGTCAAGGTATGCCAGAACGCTCGTGCCAAAATATGCTATAAAATCGAGGCGAAAGCCGTAGCCATCTGGGTTGCGGCTTTTTTATATCGAAACATCAACAAACAAACAAATACAAGAACTAATGAAGAAATTTTTGATTGCAGTAATGTGCCTGGTCATGGCTCTTTCCAGCACATCTTGCGCAAACAACGCGTCAGCACAGGACGCACCCCAGAGCCATAACGACATTGGCGTCTATATTGTAAGCGATGCCGAGTACGAGATTATCACCAAGTGCGTGCAATATTCACTTGGGTGTGAAGAAATGTACAATGATCTAAAAGCGTATGACGTAGAATTACTCCTAAATGTTTGCAATCCGAGCCATGATTGCTTGGAGTGTCAACTTAAAGCGTTGAAGTTCTTTTACAATCACGACGCTTATGTCGACACTACAGGCGAAACCGATGAAGCCGAAGATTTTGAAGAGATATTGTATAACAACGAACAACTACGTGCCTTATGGGAAAAAATAAAAATTTAAAGAAGTGTGAGAAAATCGCACAATTCTGGAGTGAGCTTCGCGAACTCGGAGGCTTGCTGTGGCAAGCTTTCTCCATCCGTGTGCTGAAAAATTATTTTGGCATCGAGAACAAGGCGTATATGGCATGGCATGACCGTCGTGCTTATCGTCTTCAGGTGCAGCTCGACATGGAACACTGCACCAACTACGCCAATCAAAATAACTAACAATCAAACCATCAAACAGGAACGACATGTATTACAAAATTTCGAAGTATTTGGAAGGCTACGCTAAAATGCGCGGCCTCGTCCTCGAGAGCTGGCAAACGATAGCTCCTAATCTGGTTGCAGCTGTCTTCAAGAAGTGTGATTTCTCCGAGGACACAGTGTATGAAAACGTGAATATCCACCAGCTAAGAACTGCATGATATGAGCCAGCAAGAATTTATCCATATTAACGAATGCGCGCAGAAATATGCGGCACGTCGTGGCATGGACCTCATCCAATGGACCGAGATCGAAAACGATTTGCTGGAAGTGATTATGGGTGACGCAAGCGACCCCATTTTCAGCCCAGTAAAATGCGTGACAATCGACAAGCATTTACTTTGTGCAAAACAATAAAAACGACATCGACATGGAACTTATCGTTAACTGTGAAGACCGATTCCGCAAGGCGGTTGAGGTCGCACGTGACACACGAGATAACAGCCTCCGTGACTGTATCTTTCGCCTTCTCACGTGGAATGGCGTGAGCAAGATTTTTATATCCAGTGACTCCGAGGAACACAGTTTCCTTTTCACGACCTTCGACAATGATGGAAACGTCGACATCTGTGGTGGTATTATTTATCACGGCAATCCCAAAAAGGGATATAAAGAGGCAGGAAGCGTTTTGATTAATCCCAGTTACGGCTGGCATATTCACACTTAATCACACTTAATTATGATGAAAGTAGAATTAGGGTACACTTCCGACAATAGAAGAGTGTGTGACATCTGGCTGGAGGATTTTCCAGATGCTACCGTTACGAAGCAGCTCGACCTTTATGCTATTCAGGACGAGTTCTATAAACACGGTTTTGATGTAACGCTAATGGCAATAGCCCATAACTATGAAGCGTGGTGCAGAGATTTGAAAAGCGGCTATCTGGATGAGGAGAACGGCTATCATCTGTTCACGCCTTGTGGTTGCAATATGCTATCTTTCAGAGCGTCTGAATACGTCGGTAAAGATTGGCAAAAGACATATACGTGTTAAAGTTTTGTTGGTTCCTGTATGTTTGAAAGCGTGAACGGTGGGCTTAGGTCTGCCGTTCAGCTTTTTTAACATTTGGTGTACAACTTTATACACCATTCAGGGACTATTCGTGAACAAATAAAATATCTAAGAAATGCAAATGAACATGAACAAAAACGAAATTTTCTTTGCTGAGAACGGATTGACTTCCACCTCGGCAAATCATATCGCCAACTTGGCGAAAGAGTACGGAACTCGCCTGAGCAGTCAGGTTAATAACTTCCAGTTTTACGATACTGGAGTTGCCCTTATCGGCACGGAAGACTATCACAAGATTAAGACTGGCGTGACCGATGCCGAAGTCGCCAAGTTCCCCGAAATCCTTGACAAAGTGATTGAGGCGAACAGTCTTATCGCTTGGCTTCGTGAGGCAATCAAGGCTCGTGAAAACCTGCTGAAAGAGGTTGAGCAAATGGGCATTGATGAATATGCCGAAATCAAAGGCGTTGAGCTGCCAAAGCGTCCAGAAAAATCTCTTCGTCTGACGAGTGATGATATTGTGGCCAAGATGTCTGTTAAAGAGCGCAACCGTTACTTCTTGCTCCAGACCAGAGCTGCCAAGATCGGTCAATTTATTCACCCAGACGGTAAGTTTTCCGCACAGCGCACCGAACTTCAGAAGAAACGCTACGCTGAGTTTATGGTGAATGGAGAAGGACGCGACACGCTCATCTACCATTACGAGCCTACTTGTTCGGATGAAGTTGTGGAGAAGGTGTTTTTCCAGCTTCAGAAGGCTCATCGTGAAGCCCAAGCTGAACTCAACGGAATCTTGCATAAGATTGACGAGGAGGAGCGTTCTGCTGCTCTTGCTTCTGACCGTGAATACGCAATCGCTTTAGACCAATACAACCGTCGCATGGAGGAGATTCAGAGCGATTTCCAGATATGGAAAGAGTGTGAGGCAAAGCGTATCGCTGACTTGAAAATTATAATTCCCAACGACTTGAAGGGAATATACGAGACAATTAATTCACTGGGTAAATAATCATAATGCTTGCAACGTCCAGACTGAAGCATTGGCTGAAACTGACGTGAATGTGTGGAGGTTGTGTATCAATAATTAAAGATTATAAATTACAAAACATTGTACTCATGGCGAAAACATCCAGGCCTAAGAAAGCTGACTGCCGAGGTCGTTTTTGCTCTTGTTGCCGTTGAGTAGTTCTTGATTTTGCTTTTGTCTTTGGTTTAGTAATACACAGCCTCTCACAGCTTGCATTTTTTAATTCAGACGATTATGATTCTCATTTTAACAACTGGTCAAGAGCTTGCTTTGATGGAATTTTTCAAGCAATCAACTCTTGATCTTTGGGTTGACACCGACAGAAACGAGATTGTATTCTTTGGCCCTGTCGGTCCTGATACTTATAAAATCCCTAATGACGTATGTTTGGCCCCAGTATCGGAAAAAGACGATAAATGGGAAGTGCTGACTCTTGAACAATATTGGAAAAAATATCATAACGGTTAATATAGAATATTATGGAATTATATGAATCTAAAGAGTATCGTGGCCGTAAGATTAATATCTACTATGACGAGGACCCCGACTCGCCGCGTTCATGGGACAACGTGGCAACATTCGTGTGTGAGTACAGAGATTACTCTCTTGGCGATGAAAAAAACATTGAAGATGAAATTGATCGTCTTTTTAATAAACATGTAACATCAAAGGCAATTATTGATTATTTCGTTAATACTCGTCATGCAGAATTGGCTGATGATGAAGATTGCGGCTATTCTTACAAATATCAGGTAAAGTGGTACGATGGCGAGCTGCATGATGAGTACATTTTAGCTGATTTGACCGACGATGATGAGGTTGCAAGAGAAATGACTGATGAATTGGGTTATGAAGAACAATTATTACTCATTGAGAAATCTGGTGATGTAGCTATTCTCCCAATATCATTGTATGACCATAGTGGAATTACAATGTGGCTTGGTTCTACCGATTGGCATGTCGATTCACAATGGGATTGCTCTAGTGTTGGATTTGCTTACATCGAAAAATCCATTGCTGAAAGTGAAGGAATGCTTGACCCAGGAGAAAAATATGACCACGATTGGAAGAAGTGGGCGTATGAGCGAATGAAAGATGAAATGCACACTTATGACCAATTTCTTCGTGGAAATGTTTATGGCTACATGATTGAGAATGAGAACGGTTTTGAGGATGGTGGATGCTGGGGATTTTTTGGTTCTGACTTCGATGAAAACGGCCTTATGGAAGAGGCAAAAAATGAGGTTGACCATGACATTCAAGTGGAAGAAAAGAAGCGTAAAGAGTACATTCAAGCGAAAGAAAAGAAGCGTAAAGAGAACATAGATACCGTTCAGAATGGCTTGCTGACACTTGCATTTGGAAATCGTATATTCATTTCTGGTACAGATGTTTATCGGGTTGTGCGTGAGCCGATGTGTAATTTGCTGGTGCTACAACATACTGAGATAGTGAATAGTTCTTTCGATGAAAACTATTTCCATGATGTAAGTGTATCGTCTGTTTCAGATGACGCTCTCGATGTTCTTGCAGGATTTATAAGAGAAATGGAAAAAAATTGAAATTATGAATATTATTTGGAATATCAAAAAGCATGACAAGCTTCCAATGTGCAGCTCGTCATCAATGTACCCGAACATGGACGCAATGAAGCGTGATATTGAAGAGACTGGCAGGATTTATGTCAGCGTTGAGAAGCGGACCAAAACAACACTTGACATCACTCTCAGCAGTGAAAAGGTGGGTGATTTTGGCGTGGCTCATATCCCAGCTGGTGCAGAACATTTGAAGTACCATCATGTTTCCAGTGATAACTATTTTCACGGACATCAGGAACTCGACTACTTCAAGCTTACAAAGAAACAAGGCTTGGAAGAGCTGAAGTTCTATCTGGAGCGTGTAATTGACGGTCTGAAATTGAAAGTTGAAGACCTGACTGTGAATATGAATATTTGGGCTGTTGAAGAGCTATGAAGAAACTATTTTGCATGAGAGTAACGGCTGATTAATGAAGCGTAAGATATGAAGGACAAACTTTTATGCTGCTCACAATGCGGCAATATCCACGTTCAGGTTCAAGCTTGGGTGGATATTAACACTAACGAATATATCAGCGATGTGATGACGAATGGCCAGTTCTGGTGTGATGAATGCGCGGAAATGGTCACAGTCTGCACCGTTGAGGAATACGAGAACAAAACAAAACTAAATAAACAGTAACAATTTAACATTCAAAGAAATGAAACTGAAAGAAATTTTAGATCGTGACGTGTATTTTTACCCTGTTGGCTCAGAATTTTATGTTATGTATGATGGTGAGCTGACTAAGGTAAAAATTGTTGGTACTCGCTATGACATTGACAATGACAAATCGCGCCCAGTTGTAAAACTTCCAAATAATGAGCAGATAATTCTTTCAGCTAAAGAACCGCTGTATGGCACTATCACTGATTTTGAGGATGGGAGACCTGTTGTATTAGTCTGTACCAAGCTTGATCGTTTTTTGCCTTTTAACAATGGCTCATACTGGATTTTTGAGGATGGGCAACCTGTTGAGGTGAAGCCTTGTCCTGAGTTCATTCTCTTGTATGACAAGACAAATGAGATAATGCTTGATGGTAAGCCCATGCCAGAATCATGGTATATGACACGTGAGGAGGCAATCCAGTGGAATGCTTACGTTGTTGTCGAGGCTGATGGCGATAAGCGTGTTCAGAAGTCAAAGATGAAATCGCTGATGCTTACCTCTGAACAGCGTGAGTTGGTTGACAATCTGGTCCAAGCCTTTAAGGCGGTTAGTGATGCAGGTGTCATTCTCTCATTGGATGATTATAACAATCTGTTTGCCTATAATAAGGCCAACGTTGATAAATATGGTTGGTACTACGAATGCGATCCTGATGGCAGTGAATTTAATGTTGACTCTCATTCTGAGCGAAAGTTTAAGGTTGACAGTGTAGAAATTGTATATGCCCCTTATGGTTATTTTTTCAATGTTATGAAGTGGAAGGAGGACTGATTATGACTGAGCAAGATAAGAAAATCAATCTAATGAATGCTTGGAAGAAGATATGTCTATGGACTAAAGAGAACTGCGCAGGCAAATTCCCTGAAGGTATAAGGTTTAACGCCCCACACAACCCTTACATTTGGTATGCTCTTGTCATCAATGCAAATGGTGAGGCTCGAATTTACCGTGGAGACCATAGCAGCGAAAGCCCAAATTATGTGCTAACTGAATTTGGAGTTTATGGCTTTTTCAAGTCTTTGAGCGGCAACAATCACATGGAAGAAGATTTAATTCAAGCAAAGGATTATAATTGCAATGTAATTTATGGCGAGCTTGAAGAAATCGTGCGTAGTTGGCCGTCGTTCAAAGCAGAAATTATGCGTGAAATAGCGTGGAGTGACAGTATCGAGAGTTTTGAACCATAACAGTAAAGCTATGACACAGGAAGATTTGTACAAAATGTTTCCAGTTGGAGATACTGGCTATACAATTGCTCGAATAGACTACGAGGCTATGCCATGCCCTATGTTGGCCTCTTGGTTCTCTGATAAGGAAATGGAAGATTTGGCATTTGAGATTTCCAGATTCTTTGAGCCTACTGGTGAGGATAAGGAAGCGGATGATGATGAGTTTTGGGAAGTAATGGAACGATGTGCTGTTCACATGGGCATGAAGTACTACGAAGACGTTTATGAGAAGTGGCTGGAAGCGTTCCAAGAACTTCCCGTTTGCATTCAGGTTGACATTTTTAACAACATCGTCACAATGAACGAGAAGATTTTCCCAATGAGTGATTTCGATCGTATTGTTCGTGATGAGTTGGAATTTACTCCTTCAGATGTGTTTATACGGACTTATTACAATTCAGAAAACATAAATCCGAATGATGATTGGTGGAGATTGTCTGGGCATGGAAACTTTGAAACATTAGACCAAGATGCTGTGCTGGATATAATCGAAACATACTATGAGAAGATTTTTGAAAACGAAGAAGAATGGTTGCATTTTATTAACCCCAAAGATTTGAAAGAGCAATGAAATTCGACAACAAAGCATTCCACAAGTGGGAGGATGAAACCCACATTCCCGAGAAGATAATGACGATGGTAAACGCAATAGCAAAGCAGGTTGGCTGTGATGATGTTGTTGAAGAGACGATTCCCCTCTACAACAGAGGCGACCAAGTGATTGGCTTTGCAAAAGGTTTCAGCCTGACGCACTGCACGTCCTCCTACGCTGATGGCCCAAGTCAGGACTACTCGAAAGAAATGGCCATGTGGCTGAAAGGTCTCGGCTTTGTGATTGAGAACAGCTATGGTGATAACGGCATGGACTGCTCAACCAACTTGCAGGACACCTACTGGACGCACGAGTTCATCTACAAGCCTACTGAGGTCTATGAGGAGCGTTTTATAATTTATGAAGATAAAGACTACATTGAGTAATGGCTAAACAGCAAACATACATCATCCAGGTTTGGAACGGAGCAGACACCTACTTGGAGGCTGTACGAAAGCGCAGCAATGGTGACAGAATCTGGAATTATGACTTCTACCGAGTAAGCTGCAAGAGAGTTGAGACCTGCAAGAAGTACATCAAGAACTGGCGCAAGCAAGTGATAGAGAGAGGCGAGCAATTCCTGTTCCCTTCACTTGCTGCCGAAGATGGACGATATGAGATTGTAGCAACACCTGATGGCTGCCACGAAGAAGGTGTGGTGGCAAGCGGATTGATTATTGACCTATAAAAACAAAGGGCAATGAACACGATAATGGCAGGGGCGACTTTGACATCGCCCCTTATATCTGTTTTCATGATTACAACAAACTTAAAATTATACAAATATGAAGTATAAGGAAGACCGTATGAAATATTTCTATAAAATTCCAGCATCTTGGCCGTCTGTAATTGAAAACGATGATTTTACTGGAGTGTCGGATGAGGAAAAGGCTCAAATTCGTGATTTTATGGATGAGATTGCAGAGTATCGCGATAATCCAGATAATTATGAGTGTGTTTGGGATGTCGAAGAAACTGAGTATGAAATGCCAGATTTTGGAGATGGACGGTGTAACTGTGTGACTTATAAAATTTATGAAATTTAACCCATAGACTATGACAAGAGAAGAATTAAACAAATTTATTGCCGATTTCCAGAATGAAAATAAAGGCAAAAAAACTTGGAAAGCCTTCCAATATTTGCATGAAACGTTGTGGGAAGATGTTTCTGATGAATTTGGCGACCTTAAAGGCCAAAGCGAAGAGTTTGAAAGCTATGGATTAAAAACTATTGCAATCGTCAAGAAAACTTTCTGTGTTAATTTCTCTTCGTTATATAAGCCGAAAGAATTATATAGATATTGCATGGTATATGGCAAGCAAACAGTATATGTTACTGATAGTCATCTGACTATGTTATATTTCCTAAATGGTTTTATAACGGCTTTAAGAATAGAGTGTGAAAAAGATTAACCATTTTATATTAAATATTTGCGTTTATGACATTCAGTGACTATGTTGACGATTGGTTCTCGCAGCTTTTAGAGGAAGAGTTTAAAGGCAATGAAGAGCGTTGTCGAAAATTTATGGAGGATATGGGGTTCACCCCAATCGGTGATTATCTCGATGAAGGCGAGACTGCATGGGATTTCTTAAATGGACTTACAGATGAAAATAATGACATTTATGGTCATGTTTGGAGAGCGTTTGAGTACCAACGTTGGACTTCAATTCTTCTTGATAGAGATGATTTTTTACGTGAGATGTTTAATGACGTTGCAAAAGACGATTATCTCTTGAAGAACCAAGATTTTGTTGAGCCATTAATTGATGACATGGTGGATCATTGTGACGGATATGACAATCCAATAGGGTTCTTTAAAGATTTGTCTTATGGTGGGTGCGCTTCTGGAATGGTGGGTATGTTTATCTATCATTCTGATTGTAAGAAATTTTACATTCGCCATATCGACAGCATGGAGGATTTCAAGGCTGAGTTTGAGGAAGAGCTGGGAGATCCTATTAGAAACAAGGAGAAATTACCTCATTATACATTTATGTGCTGGCTGTGTTATGAAGAGACGGCCTATCGAATAGCCCAGGCACTTTGGCCAGAACAGTTCTGAACAATTAAATTCAAGTAATCATGGAGAAAACAAAGATTTATCGTGGCGTTACCCAGGGAGACTGGGTGCGCTGCTCGAATTGTGGAGCAATGATGTTGCTGCCTTATGGTGCAGATTCTTGCCCAGAATGTATTGGAGGAGATCTGCAATGGGTAAGCGACAAGGAGGAAGAAAAAGAAATGACGATAGATAAATTGTCTGAGCGCTGTAAATTGGAGTATTTTGACCGTGAGCTGGAACCGCAGGAATATCTTACGCCAGACACAATACGGTCTGATTATCCACAACTATATCATCAACTAACTCATGGATATATGCAGAACACGGATTTGCGAAATGTAGTCCGTTATTTTAAGAGAATGATGGTGGATGAAATGCGAAAGGCGATTAAGGCTCATGGGGTGGAGTATTCATTCTCTAAAATAAACGCTGACAAAACGGTAGAAGACTTGGATGTTTGTCCTATTGTGGCTTGTAATCCAGATGATTTTGACCCAGAACCGCGTGATGTATATATTGTTAAGCTTTATATTAATGAGCATGATGATGTTGGTATTTTCGCCTTGGGGAAAGAGTCTTTGTGTGAAGTTAAAATGGAAGTAATGGATATTTTCTTGGAAGATATGGACTATATCGTCGGTGAGATTCGTGCAACGGACGAGGTATATACTACCCGTGAAGATAGCCACATAACTATTGATATTCGTAACGGGAAATGCAGTATAAATAAATTGTAAAATTAAGCGTCCCTGGAAGCATGACTATGAGTATGCAGTTGTGGACTCCATGTATCATGCCTGTATGTCAAGCGCAGAATTGAGAAGCGATTTCAAGACTGCATTTCCCAGAGAATATGCAATAATGATGGCTGATAGTGGTAAGCACGATTGTCTTGAATGTCGTCTGAAAGCCATACGTAGCTGCTATGATGATGCTGTGTGGGCTGACATGTTCGATGATGAGAATAGTTATTGCATAAGTCACCAGTTCCTTGTGCTTGTAACTGTGAACAAAGAACTGGGTGAAATGTGGAACAATATTGGAAAATCATTGGAGGACTGACCATGTACTATACATTCGACCAGACAAAAGTGTGGCAAGTTCCATTGGAGCGCAAACTCGGACTCTTTGGATGCTTTATCTATGCCCTTATCAGCCCATTTGGATGGGTGTTTGAGAACTTGGTAAATGCGCTTTATTACACATTGCGCTTTGTCGTGAGAACTTTGGTGAAGCTCGACCGTTTTGTGGTGAAGCGTTATTTGGGAATAGAAACCCCATTGTACAAATTCTGGTGGGCAAACCATTCTGAGGCAATTCAACGTAAACTTGACAAAATTAAAAGAAACTAACGGTATGAACACATTGAATATAACATGTGCCGACAAATTTAAGAAGGCACTTGAAGAGAGTCAAAAACATCGTGACAACACACTCCAGGATTGCGTAACTCGCTTACTATCCTATTCTTTATGGGGTGATGACTATCGTGTAAACGTATATCCAGATTGTGGTGAGCATTGTTTCTACTTTGAGGTGAGACGTGGCGACAATTCTTTAAGCATGAATGGAGGACTGATTTTCCACGGTTGGCCAGAAGATGGGTATCGTGAGAATTTAAGCGTGCAACTGACTCCAAGTTACGGTTGGTCTATCCATACATAAAAACGGAAGCGTCCCTGGAAGCATGACTATTGAGTAGTGCGGTCATGTGGGGTAGTTCTGGGTTCGATTCCCAGAACGCTGCAATGGAAGTTTAGTTGTTTCCATGTGTGCCAAAATGCACGTTACTTGATTTGGCGCGGTTAGAGGATTACGATTCTCTTTCCGCGCTTTATATTAACGTGTGTTAAAGTTAATGATGTGTACAACTTTATACTCCAATCAAATTCTATTCGTAAACAGTTAAAATCAAGTAAAAATGGATAAAAAGAAAACAACTAACCCTGCCGTGATTACGTTTGATGACTTTATGTTTTATGTCATCTATACTCGTGAGCATGGCTATGGTGTTTCCAATCATCGTGATTTGTGTGCCAACGCACGCACTGATTTCGATGGTGTGGAAACTATTGGAAGATTTAAGGAAACCGAGTGGTGTCCCGTTAGTGAAAGCGAGAACGGTGTGGCTCATATCAAACGTTGTGGACTGTGTACCGCCAAGGGAATAGCCCAATTGATTGATAATGTAGGCTGCGATAATGTAGATGAGACTGGTGGAGCTTTGACTGTTGAATTTGGCTTGCTCCCAGCCATAAGTCTTTCTACAGATATATCTCTTTGTGCATATAACGCTGATAAGGACGATTTAAAGCGAGTCTTCAAAAGTAAGTATTTTGATGCTATTTATGAAATGTATCACACTTACTATGTGAATATGTATGTGTCAACCATGATTCACCCACTTCGCATAGCACACATGATTTATGCTCTTTATGGCGTGGATGCTTATGATATGTTGGATGATTCACAAAAGCGTCATATCGACCATGTGATGAAACGTATTTATGCTCTGCAAGAACGTCTGGATGATTGGCTGCGCTATCTTGCTGATGGCTATCATTATGACGAGGTTATTATTAATCCATCTGATTTTGTGGTAGATGCTCGCCAGCTGGATTTATTTGAGACGGACAAATCTGAATAAATTATAACCCGACTTGAATGGGCTAAGGGTTCTGCACGAACTTCGTCGCCGAATGTTTTTTTGGTTGTCCTTACGAATAGCTAACCCTCCATTCATTTAATTGGCAAGTTTTGTGAGCTGCACGAATCTTGGCTAAAATTGCCCCTGTACGATCACTCTTACAGGCTTGCCAAAGGGTTTTTAAAAAGTCAAATGTGCTAAATATAAACCCCAAAGCAGTGAAAAATGAAACGTAGAGAAAAATGGTACGTGACAGACGGCCGATACAATTATGCCGAATGCTACTCGCTTGAAGAAGCTGATAACAAAATAAAAGAATTAGTTGAGAACGACAAAGAATGCCGTGATTTCTGGATGAATAGGTTAGGCAGAGTCCCAGATGATGTAGATATTCCTGATGGTTACTTCGTAACGCAGAACAGATTTGATTAACTAACTAAAGAAACAAAAAAAATGAAACGCGAAACTTTAGAAAAAAGAATTAAAGAAAATCTATTCACCGCGTCGAAGCCAAAATCATTAAAGGTGAAGTATAGATTACTTATAGACATGTTAATCCATCCAAGCCGCATATACCCGAGGTGGTGGACTAACAACTACGGGACACTCGTAGACAAGTCGGAGCCTATCCTTGAAGGCTTACACCTCCTTGGAATAGATTACACGGATGGCAATGATGCCCCTCGTGGTGGGGCAAGTGGATATTACATCGAGTTGACCAAAAAGGGAAAGCGCCAAGTGCGTGACTTTTCTAAATTTTATCAAGAGATAGAGAAAAATCGCGATTTAAGATTATAGACGAAAATAAGATGATCAGCCCTACCGCATCACGGTTAAGCGGTTTTTTATGGATACTAACGGAATGAAAAGTAAAGAAAAAAGTAAAGGAAAATGGTACGTGGCTGACGGGTATGGAAGGTATTCCAAATTTTTTGATACGCTTACAGAAGCGTCAAACAGAGCAGCGTCTCTGGAAAAAGAAGAAGATCGCGAGTTCTCCGTCGTCTACTATCCAGATGAAAATAACTAACAAATAACAACTAGCAATTACAGCCCTCGACATCACGGTAAAGTCAATATTATGTACACGAATTACAAAGGAATTGACATGTATTGCGACCCCACTAACGACCGCCGCGGGCGCTACAAATTACGTGCAAAGATAGGCGGGTTAGAGATAGAGGCCTATACGGACAAAAATTGGTCAAGACGGGTAGCATACGACCTGTTGATGGAGGAGGCTTGTAAGCGCTTCATCGGCGCGTTGGTGACCTACAACGCCGACCCGTTTTTGGTCGAGCATGATGAGCTGGCTCTCGATGTTATCAAAGCCATCGACAAGCATTATGCAAACACCGTCGTCGAGCTCACTCCAGACGACGACGAAGAATTTGTAGATGCCTGCGAGCGTCTTGACCTCGACCCCGAGGCCAATGACGTTAAAAGGGTGCTATACTACCCACCGACAAATAGCGCACCTGGCATACTTATATGTATGTCCTATGACTGGGAAATAGCTTAACCGACGTGCCACCGCTTGACGGGGCTATAAAAATAACTCCTTAAAAGAATGATATGGCATATTTAAATAAAGTAACAAGAACGACATTTGAAGCTGACGGGGTGAAAGAACCTTGTATCATCGTCAGCAACGACTACGCACAAGTGAGAATTAGTAAGTGCTATCATTATGTAGGTAGCGACACGTTGTATATGACTGAGTACCTTGATGGCGAGTTTAACTCACAAGAGGAATGGCAGGGGGATTATGACCTGCTCTCTGACTTCGATGCGATTTGCCTCGCCAAACAGTATTCCGCTTATTTAACTTAAATATTTCATTAGATGAAACTTATAAAGAAATACTTTGATAAACTTCCAGAAAGTTCAAAGAATCAGGTTATTGAAGATTTTAGTGACGAATATAACGTAGATTATCTTCTCAATGACAAATATTCTCGTTCAATAGTCAATGCCGAGGTAGCAATTGATGAGGATGGCAATGTGTATGATGTGAGGGTCTTTGATCCATATCACAATATTCCCTCTAATGGTAAACTTCCAGTGTATATAGGACCTTTTGGATGGTCATATTGGCTGTTTGGATATACTGATCTTGCAGGCTACGACGTCGATGAGATATTTTTTGAACATGATGGTGAACTTCAAATTTGATGACTTCTGAATATGAAAGATAACATTACAATTAAAGGTTTTGTAAAATTTTGCAATGGTGCGTTTTCCAGGCTGATAACGCCTTTAAGACATCAGCTTGGAGTTGACAGCGATTCTGAATTTTTTGACGTATTGATCCATGTTGGAAATTGCGACCCCCATGATGGATTTGCTGGATTCGACAATTATATAGAAACGAGCATGTTTTGGCGTAATTACCGTAAAAAAATAGTAGATTATCTGGATGAAGCTGCGGATGAATTTGAGTATAATGCCATGAATTTGGTTTCCCAAATCACCAACGGACAATACAGCGATTATGAAATTGGAAAAGCTTTGTACAGCAATTATGATGATTGCTGGAAATATATATATGACGAAATAGCCTGCTTTATACTGGGTGAAGCAGCATATAAGTTTGGCCAGTATTTATACGAAGTGGAGCATGATTAAAGATGGGCTTCGGTACAATTATTAATTGGTTACAATTACTATCGGTTTTGTTTTAACAACTTTCTATTCCATTAAAATAACAAGCAAATGAAACATGTATTTTCAAGTGCCTACGATGTAGCTCATCTGTGGGCGCATCAGTTACAGAGCGATGCACGTTGTTCAAACACGCAACTATATTTTGAAGGCACGACTATCTATTCTTATGGTAGCCATTTCCCTGTTGGGAAGATTGTAGAGAATAAGCGTGGCGAGAAAGCGTATTTGTTTAATCCAGATCGTTATTCTGTAACTACCAGTAAGCATCAGGAGGTGGTAATGGGAGCCATTCCGTGTGCTGCTTTACACATTCGGGTAAGTGGCTGTGTCTCACCTATATATGACAAGAAGAAAGGGTACATGTATTATAACAACGCAATAAGTCCTGTTGTCTATAAGCTTTATGAGTTAATGAAGCTGATAGGAAAACAGAAACGTGCGCGTGTCAATAGTTATACTTTCGAAATTTTGAATTGTGTAACTGAAATTTATCAGTGGGTGAAGTTTTGGGATTTAAATAAGCCTCAGAAGTGGTATGTTGGTTTTAACCGTGTAGCAGAAAAGCGGTATGGGTATGTTTTCAAGACAAAACCTACACTTAACAAGCTCTTCTCTATGTCTCGATACTGGCGACCGTTTTATAAGAACGCCAAACTGACTATAGACTCTGACGTGTATGCGGCATGTATCACTTTGTACCATTATCTTAACAATTTGGGCGTTATAGACAATGGTATTGATATTTGTCATAATAATCTGGTGGATATGATGGTGTCTTTCGTTTTTGGAAATGATATACAGAAGGATATAAAAATAACCAAAGATGGCATTGAGAGTGCTGCTAAACTGGAACTTGCTAAAAGAGAGAAAGAACGTCGCATTGAAAATCTGAAGAAGAACTATTCAAAGGAGAAGGAACTGTTGGATAAATGGCATAAAGGTGAGATAAGAGAATTTTGGCCACATGCCATTACCGAGTTTGACGGCTGGAACGCCGCCCTTCGCATAAACGATGGGAGAATACAGACTTCAAAATACATTTTTCTGTCTATGGAAGAGGCAAAGAGATTGTGGACGGTGGTCAAAGCTTTTGAAAATGGCCACCAATTTCAACACGAGTTAGCGTTGGATATGGACGGTCATAAATGGGCTTTTAATAGATATAAGAATCATATACTAACTGCTGGATGTCACAAGATTCCTTTCAGTGAGTGTGAACGCATTGCTAATTTAATGGGATGGTAATATGCCGTATAAAATAGAACAATTGCAATTGGCAGGAACAGGGAATGACAAACGTGCGAAATTGACACAAGAGCAGCGTGAGGCGATTGTCATTCTTGCTCGTGAAGGATATAGTCAGCGGAAGTTGGCTGTTATGTTTAATGTGAGCAGACGGCTTATCCAGTCAATTTTGCATCCGCCTAATAGAGCCAAGCCTAAACAGCGGCCTCAGTCTTACTGGACGGAGGCCAAACGAAAGTGTCGTCAACGTAAGATGAGTTTATATAAGGCTGGGAAGATTAAATTCGAGAAAAATCATAAATTATTAACTTCAAAAACAAAATATAATGGTAAATCATAAGATTTCAGTGATGGATTCCGAACATAACGTCCTCACTCCAGAAGAGTACAATCAGAAGCATGGTTCTTTAACAGAATTGCTTGGAATTGTTGTTCAAACAGATATTCTTGGACTGGTGCTTTCTCCAGTTCAATGGAATGGTATCAATTGGTCAAACAAAGACGACAATGATGAAATTGTGTTGACTGAAGAGCAATGTGAGTCTGTTGCTTTGCAGACTATAAGTGGTTTGGAGCATACTCGTGAGATTGTGCAGAAGCAGGAAGGCGATAATGGCGAATCCGCTGCACAGATATGTTGGAATTATAAGAATGGTGGACTTCAGTGGTATTTGCCTTCTTTACTTGAATTGTCAACAATCTATGTCTTTAAGGACGAGATAAACAATGTAATACAACAGATTGACAAAGACATTGTTTTACTTCCAAATAACGATTATATGTGGTCAAGCAGCGAGGGCATCCAGTGGAACGCGTGGAACGTGAACTTCGGCGATGGCCACATCTACTACAGGAGCATCAAGTGCAACGGTGGTACTGTTCGGGCTGTTGCAGCATTTTCATCGCTGTCTTCCATAGGCGAGCGTGTTGACATTCTAGCCAACAAGGAAGACTGCAAAAGTAACGTTGTTGGCATGACTGACGAACAGTTGGTACAGATATTACGTGAGCGTGGTTTTACTGGCGCAATTAATAAATTGATAAATCTTTAACTAAAAAGTAAAGGAATTAAATTTCCTTTTGCTTTTCAAAATTGTATTATTATGACAACAAAAGAGCAAGTTAACAAAGCAAAGAAGATGTATTATCAGGCAGTGAGAAACTACATAGATACGGCTAAGAAAGCCGTCATAGAACACCGTGGATTTCGGCTCATTGATGAAGCTTCTGATGAGGACGGAAAACCTGTTCGTATTCATCTTCGTGGTTACGTTCCAGTATTTGACAAAGTAGACTTCATAGCCCTTTTAGATGGAAGAATTATACTTGTATTCCATATATTTGACGGAAATAATTTCTGCCCAAGTGATACCACATGGATTTCGGAGGATGAGATTGATGATGATAATTTGATGGAATTACTTGACCATATTGCATGGGATGTACCAGCCTTTTAGTTTAAGTACTAATTCTTTTAGCTATGAAATATTATGTTGAAGACAGTTTGCGAAATTTCAATTTCTGGAGTGGAGCAAGGGATACTGTGAACGAGCTTACGTTAGAAGACCTCGACACTATCGAGGAGTTTTTGCAAGACCAAGAAATGAGCGATACAGAAATCAACGATTTCTTCTGGTTTGAGTACGAAACAATTGCTGAATGGCTTGGCTACAGTTCATGGGAACGTATGCTCTGGGAACGTAGCGATGGCAAGAGTGATGCGATTGATTTTCTCACTCAGAAATACCCAGATTGCGATGACTCTTATATCGAAAACTGGGTGGAGGACAACTGGGACATCGACGAATCAAATGATTGGAATGCTGGTGCGTTTGAGGAAGATGCGATTAGTGATGGTGAACTTCCAGATCCTGACGAAGATGAAGATGAGTAGAGAGGAATTTGAGCAATGGTATTACACGCTTTCAATGGATGAGCGTATATCTATATTTAACGAGTATTGCATGAAATACAGTGATTCTGAAGCTGTATATGAGTTTGATGATTACTTTTTTGATGTTTATTTCTCCAGTAAGATGGAAGTGTGCAGAGCAACCTTCTTCGGAAAAATAAACAATTGGTTCGACCCATATATCAGGTTAAATGTTTATGGGAATCTTGAAAGCCTCGATGAGGATGATGCTTTAGCTATTATTGGCGATGCACTTGATAACATTTATGAACACCCAGACATCTGGGAACAATACACTAACGATGATGAGTAAATATAAATCTTATGTAGACACAATTCTGCTTGATCCAAAAGAGCAGGAAGTAAGAATGCGATTCACTGATGGCCTTGCTGTTGAAGTTGACGAGCAGGGTAAGATGAAGCAAGATGGTTATGTATTAACCTATCCCTTGCGAGATGATGTAGTTGCAAGTGAGCAAATGATGAATGCGATAAAAGATTATTGCGGTCGTGACGATTACTCTCCTTATGATATAGCACTGAGATATGGCGTGCAACGCAATCTTGGTCAAATATTCAAAACAGAAGCAAACAAAGCATGGATCGTAATCACTGATGACTGGAACGCTGAGATTGACATTGTTGAGACTTCCGATGAGGAACTTTCAGAATACGAAGATACAGAAGCGTTTTTAGCTGAGAGATTGCAATACGACACCAATCATATCCTTTGGATGATTTGTTATGAGGAACCGAAAGTTAATCATTTAACCTCAGATGATTATGAAGACTGACGAGAAGAATTATGTTATAAACGAGAAGTACGTAAATATCCAAGAACTTGCCGATAAAATGAGCAGCTATACTATGGTCAGGCGATACTGGGCAAGGTTTGATAATTGCGAAAACCTTGAAGATGACCCAGAAATGGATAATGACTGGGAATGGTTGAATGAACAATTTTATAACATTCTAAACAAATTCTTTTATGAAATGCACTGATATGTGGCATGTCCTTCAAGACATTAAGAGACGTGAAAAAGATGATCTTGTCGAAGCTGTTAAGGCTCATGGAGGGTCATATAGCTGGTATGACAAAGACAATAGACGTTGGCTGAATAAGGATGAGCAGGGGCCAATAGTTGCCTCATACGCTCCAGTATGGGCTGATGGGTACCCGCAGGAGATTATGATTCGCTCTGTCTCTCTGGATAAGAATGGTATGCTCTTGATTGATGGCGAGGAAGTCCAATGGGGTACTTATTACCATGACATTAAGTGGTCAGATATTTTTGTCGGTTATATTTCTTTTATCACTGAGGCTATTCCTGTTCCAGAAAATACGCCTGAGAAGATAGTTCCAGTGTTGCAATTATGGACTAATAAAGATGTTGAAACGTTGCAGGAACTTACCAATCAACTTATGGATCCGTTTTGGGACAAATTAGGTGGAGAGATTGACCATCTCGCGTTTATGGAAACAATTCGAGATGAATGGCTCCCAGAATTTAATAAGAAATATCGAAGCAAGCTGGAGGATGAAGATTATGAACCAGACTGGCTTCAAGCGATCACCGAATTTTGCGAAATGAAGTTTAACCAATATGTTGAAGAGCGTTCAATATGACTGATTTGAACAATTCTTTGGGTATATCATCAAAACAAGTATTCGATTATTCTGATGATTACATGGAGGATTTGTGCCGAATTTTTGGTCGCTTATTATAAACTAATAAAGAAATAATTATGGAACACAAAATTTCAATATTGAAGAAAGGTGGAGTCATCGCCACCCCGACTAATGCGGTTGAGCTTGGTTGGACTATGGATGACATTGTAGGTATCGTTGTGCAAACTCCAGTTATCGGGCTGGTCGTTTCCATTGATAAGTGGGATGAGCAATGGGGCGAGAGAGTTCAAGTGTTTAATCTCCATGATGATTACACTGGAATTTCGCGAAACCTCATGGATTTGTCTGGCAAGGAGCTTACAGATGGCATCATCGACTTTATGGATAATGACACAGAGCGAGAAATGTATGCGGCCAAGCGTTGTGCTGAATACAAAAAGGGAGGCCTTGATTGGTATCTCCCCAGTGCGTATGAGTTGTGTACAATTTGCGCATTTAAAGATGAGATTCGGAAAGCTATGGAGGTAGTTGGCATCACCGATGAGGATATGCTGAATTTTGATGACTGGTACTGGTCCTCGTCTGAGAACAATGCCTATACCGCAATGGGCGTCGATTTCGATAGTGACAACATTAACACCGACTACAAGGGCCACAATAACTTTGTGCGTGCTGTTTCCGCATTTGAGCCTCTTGGTCTCTTTAACTCTTTGCATTGCAAACAGGGTGAGCAATTCGTCTTTGGTACTTCAGCTCTTGGCGATGAGCAGCTTGCTGTTGAATTGATGAATCGTGGTTATTCTGGTAAACTCGTAAAAACTCTGAATATATAGCTATGACTGGGATTAATTGGCAAGGGCATTCTTACCCTGCAATGGAAGTTGTTTTATTTCCTGACACAAGTAAAGAAGAAACTGTTTTCGTTTCTGTCACATTACTTGAACACAGGTTGAAGGAGTGCATAAGAAGTTGTAGTGACGGATGTGCCGAAGCAATTGAACTTGATGAGATGATATTCTATTATCTATCACCTGAAGAATTTAGTCGCTCAGACGAAGAAATCCGAAAAATTTTAGAGTATGCCATATCGTAGCGAGAGTATTCCGATAGCTGGTACAGAGTATGATTCAAGGCGCAAGTTAACCGATGAGCAGCGTGATGCGGTAATTATACTTCATCGTGAAGGATATAGTTACCGCAAACTCGCTGCAATGTTTGGAGTAAGCAAACGGCTAATACAAAGCATAATTAGGCCACCAAAACGCAATACTCCTCGGCAACGCCCTAAATCTTACTGGACGCAAGCTAAGCGTAAATATCGGATTAGAAAACAAAACTTGTTCAAGCAAGGACTTATTTACGACACAAAGAAACGCAATGGTAAAAAATGAAATATACAAAGAACGAATCCGAGGTTCCGATTGAGGACTTCATTGTATGCTGGATGTGTGCGATGCGTATTCGTAAACGTCTCTATCGAGTTCGTCACAATCAGTTATATATCGAGAAATATCCAATAAGAGGCAAGCTAATCATAGCATTAAAGGAGCTTTATCCACAATACAACTATTACTGGAAAACTCCAAGAACATTAAAATGGTTTTAAGATGCAGGACTATAAACATATAAGAGTTTGGGCAAGAGCATTCTGGCACGACCCATGCTGAAACATTAAACAAGAATCTTATAATGGAAACATTTAGAAAATCAATCATGGCTGGAATTGCCATATCGCTCGGCTGTATTGTCAACCTTCATGTTGGTGGTACGGCTGGTGCTGTGCTGTTTACATTTGGGCTACTTACGGTGGTCCACTATCAGCTACCGTTATACACAGGTCAGGCTGGATTTGTTAGCATACGCAAGATTGGTAAACTGACTTGGATATTGCTGGGGAATGTCATTGGGTGTTTCGTTTCAGCGATGTTAACTGTTGTTGCTTTCCCAGAGCTTGTAACAAAATGCCAAAGTATTGTTGACACGCATTTGGGAATAAACCTATATTCTATGTTAATTCTTGGAATTGGGTGTGGTTTCGTAATGACAACTGCTGTTGAATTTGCAAAGCGAAAACAATACTTACCGCTTTTGTTTGGCGTTCCTCTGTTCATTTTATGCAAATTCCAGCATAGCATTGCAGATGCTTTTTATTATCTTTGTTCATTCAATTTCAATTTTAAATTATTAAACTTCTGGATAGTTATAGTTGTTGGCAATTATCTGGGGTGCAATGCGTATAAACTTTTCATAAACTGCAAAAACGATTAAGAATGCAAGAAAAAGAAGTAACAATTCAAGATTACTTAATGGTGTTTTATGGCACGATGGGTGGTTTGGCAATGACGATAGCAAATGCTATTGTTTGTGATGGAATTTGGCAAATCATCTGGATAATAGTATCTATAATTAGTGTGATTTGCTATGCTTTTGCATGGTTTATTAATTTCAAAGATAAAGATGGGTTTGGTCAACTTTTGATATACATGGTCTATTCCTTTGTGATGCTTTTCGCAGGATGTGGTACGGCCATGTTTACATGGGGTGAGGATATGTGGATATTTGTCTTGCTATTTCCATTTGGATTAGTGGGATTGGGAATTGCCCCTTTTGCGATTATTGGCATTATTATGACTACAGTTGCTGGGATTGTTAATTATTATATGGAACATAAAAAGAATGAAGATTATGGCAAATGAAGATTACATTAAGATTGGCAATCACCGTATTATAGACGGTAAGCATTGCTTTAAGTTTGACTGGTCTGAGAATGGATATATCTTCCAAGATGAAGAAGCCTACTTACTAAGACCTGATGATATTTGTTATGTTCCAGAGTATGCTATAGAAGACCTCGAAGGCGGTGAGCTTGGTGGTGAGAAATGGGATATGATCGTGGAAGTCGGAAAGACTGAGGGTGCTCTGATTTTCAGCCATAATGATTTGCTGAAAGAATGTGAGGAGTTTGTTGAACAGAACTTTGATTCTGAGGATGCAGATTGGATTTCCGAAGAACTTGGAATAACAAGTATATCTGACTGGTGTGATAGAGTGTTTTACTCTGTTAGCTGGCAATTTCCCAGTACGTATTTAGAAGAATGCTTAAACTATATGTGATATGAGAACTCTTAAAGAAATTTATCTTGAAGCAATTTATCAGCAGTATTTTGGTTGTATTGGTGACGCTTTTGATAAAGACGGACAGCTTACCGAGGATGGAGAGAAAGCTTATTATAAGCTATGCGATTTGTTGCAAGACCTTCAGGCACTTGGTATAATCACTGATGCAGATAGGGCTGAAGGAGTTATAGATGAGATAATTGAACACAGTTATTGATATTATAATAAAAAAAATAATTATGGCATTGACAAATATTGAGCAAGAAACTCTTGCCGCATTAAAACGTGCTGCCAACAAGTGTGTAAATGACAAGAAAGGAATTGACTGGGAGCAAAGACGATATGAAATAGCGAAACAATGCCTTTCAGAAATATATGCGAAAGTGCATGGAGAAAGTTTATCCATTGAAGGTGATATTGAATGGTCGGCTGAGATTTCTATTATGCTTGCAGATGAACTGATTAAGCAATTGAAAGAAGGTTGAAATGTCTGACAACAATAATTTCGGATGCGGTGTTGTGGCATTGGTTATATTCTGGCTGTTTGCTGGAATATTCTTTGTGATTGCCAAATCAACTGATAGTGTTCTGCTTGGAACTTGGCGTATTATATTTGGCATCGTGGCAATTGCAATGGGCGTTTCAGCTCTAATTGACTGGCTGATATTAATTAGAAATAATAATCACAAACAAAATAATAACAAAATGAACAAAGAACGTAGAGCAAGATTGGCTGAAGTTGACGATTTGTTGATGGAAGCAGTAGATGACATTACTGAAATCGTTGAAGATGAGCAAGAAGCCTTTGACAATCTTCCAGAAGGTTTACAGTGTTCTTCTCGTGGTGAAGCAATGGAAGAAGCAATCGACGAAATGAACGACATTATCAGTGATATTGAAAACGTTAGAGAGCGGATTCAAGACTTTACTGGTATCAAATAATAATCGAATGATAACATTAAGAGAAAAAGAAATTAACAAACTTGCGGCCATGCTCCAACTTCCAGAAGACCAATTAGAGCGTTTGCATTCTATGCGCCTTCTGGATGAGAGTAAGGCTATTGATATTCTTGTTAGATATGAATATGCTCGGTTAAAACGCACGGAATTATATAATGTTAAGCAGATTACAGAAGCATTGATGAGAGAGTACGATATTTCTAGAGGTAAAGTTCAAAATGCGATATACAATAAGCGCAAAGGCAAATACTTCTGTAGAATTTGTGGTCGTGCTATCTCAAATCATAGACATCTGAATTATGATGACGTATGTAAGTCGTGCGTTACCAATTCAATTAATTTTTAATCGTTAAATTAAATATGTTACTATGATGAATGAAAGTAAGATTATCGCAGCTTATTGCTATTATAAAGGCAAGTACGGAAGCACGGTTATCATGTTTCGCATCGGTAACGAATATCAGATGTTTCTGAATGATGCGAGAAAAGTATTCTATGCTTTGAATACTTCGGTACAACTTGTTTCTTCTAATACTGGAGGGATTACTTGTGTGAAATTACCAGCAGACAATATCCTTGACTATTTGGATGAACTCTCAATGTGTGGAATCGAATCGAAGCTGATTTCGTATCGTAATGATAGCGGCAATTTTGATTTCCCAGATGTTTTCAGGCTGTATTGTGAAGAAAATGAAGATTATTGATAAAAAATTTTCACTATGTTAATTTGTGTTACAATGCTTTATTATAAATAATTGAAACATAGCGTATAATAGTAAACATATAGACAAATTGATTTCGATGTTATTAGGTTGATTTTCAATATTTTACACTGAAAATTTTATCTAAATCTTATTGAAAATCGCAAGCTAAATTATAACTTTGTATCGTCTCGTGTGGCTTTTTACACGGGACGATGCGATTTTTTACGACAAATTCAAATTGATTTAATATGACAATATCAACAAAATCTAAACGAGAACTTCCAGAAGGAACCATTAGTACGAAGTTGAAGTTCGTGAAATCGGACAAGACTGGTGCTTATGTTGGGTTTATTTCTCAGAACCCAAAGACTGGCCGTATCTGTGGTGTACGTCAAGATTCAGAATTTCCTAAGAAAATCTGTATTGTTGACAAAAAGCTTGCGCCTGAGATACTTATTAATGTACTTTACGATGTTACGCTAATTCCCATGAAGGAAAAGGATGGTTACATCGCAATCTCTGCAATTCCTGTACAGTTCAAGGCAACTATTGAAACGAACTATATCAGGAAAGTTGTTTATCAAGTGCTTGTTAAGTTCGGCAATAAGGTGGTTATCTTCGACCCGAAGGATGGCAAACAAGAAAGCCGAAGGTATCTTTCTAAATGCAGGGAGATGCTGGAAAAACGGGTAGACGTAAAAGACATTACACAAGTTGTTGATGACTTTATGGAACAAGCAACAAAACTTCTCAGGCGATATGAAGCAGACGGATTCTACTATAAAGCGGTATAAAAAGCCTAAATTGCCTCGTAAACGGAAAAAGGCTGCTATAAAAGCGCAAGGGAGACGGTGGTATCATAATACCATAAGGCTATTCAAAATATGCCAATCACGTCCAGAAGTAGAATGTGAGCATATTTGTAAATTCTGGGTGAACTCTTCCATCAAGAAATATCCAGCGAACCTACCAGATGGAACTCCATACTATATTCCAAAAGCAACTAAATTCTGGTAATATGAAAAGACCAACCAGAGGAATTGCTACTGATGCGGCTCATTCAACCAAGAACTCGCTGACAGAATATCAAGGCATTAACCTTGAAACTGGTGAACAGCTCTTTTATGAGAATCTGGGAAACCAGACAGTAAATATTGGCGAGTTCTTGGCAGTCGTAAGGGCAGCGCAATATATCATAGAAAACGACTTCCAGCCAAGAACCATTTATACCGATAGCATGACAGCTATTAGTTGGTTCAAGAATAAAAGTACGGCTTCCAACAAACGCAATAGGGCATTACAAAAGGCTGAGATATTCTTGAAAGCGTTTGCGGCTGATGTTGATACGATTGAAATATTGCATTGGGACAATAAAGGATGGGGAGAGACTCCAGCTGATTTCAATAGAAAATAAAAAATTTCAACGTTTATAATCAACCTTTGGTCATTTGCCATTCTATTCATTGAAAACAAGTGACCAAAACATAGCGGGGTAGAGCAGTGGTAGCTCGTCAGGCTCATTACCTGAAGGTCGTAGGTTCGACTCCTACCTCCGCCACAAAAATAATTCTTTGCTCATTAGAGAATTTGACACTTGTTTAACTTGCTTCATAGGGCTGGCGTTGTTTTCCATACTTTATCCATTTAGCCAGCCCTTTTATTGAGTTCTTTAACATTCTTACTGTATATATTTTTGGTCGCAACTACGTACCGTTGTTCTCGCTCACTTCCCCCAACAACGGTATAAACGCCTTAGTAGCTCAGTTGGCTAGAGCATGAACCTGGTCGGTGGTTCGAGTCCACCCTAAGGCGCACAAGTCCTGAAGCGCAGGGAATCGTAGGCAATCATCTACTTATAAAGTTGGGATTTTGGTGCCATTTTTAACGTGTTTGCAAGAAGGCTATACGTTTCCCAGAAGTATCGAATGAAACCGTACAACGTAACTAACGGCAGTGTAACTCCGAGCTGGCTGTATTATCGGAGTGGTATGGACTGGTAGCTCAGTTGGTAGAGCACCAGATTGAAGATCTGGGTGTCGGTGGTTCAAATCCTCCTCAGTCCGCTATCTTTGTTTGTTTGGCATTTCTTAGTAATGAATACGTTTTTACTTTATTGTTTATTAAGGTCTGGCCGTTGTGAAACGTTGAAGACCATATATCGCAATAGCTCAGACAGGAGAGCAGCGCAATGAGTGCGTAGTACGATGGTGCAACTCCATCTTGCGGTACAATTGGTGATAACTGGTTTTGACATGTAACTATCAGTTTCGATGAGTCCTAAGGTTTTAAAAGACTTGCTCGGCCACATGATTATTTTCTAAAGACAGTTTCCTACTCATTACACCATATATAAATAACCGCCCCAGATAGCGCATTGAATCTGGGGCGGTTTCTTTGTTTATAGGTTAAGGTAGTTGTAGTAATGGGTTTCGAGCATATCTATCCCAGTGCCACCTTCTTTTGCTATAACCATGAGTGGCTTTTCATTGCGGTTGATTTCGTGAGTGAATGTCGTGTGTCGCATCGTATAATTGCAAATGTTCTGAGGGTCAAAATCAAGTTTCTTTGCTAACTTTTTCAAGAAGTGATTGATACGCTGGAGTGTGGCTTGTTTTCGGTTTACCCAGCGATTCCAACTCTCAGAATCGTCGAAATCCCAACGATATTCGTTCATTGCAAAGGGGAATATGTAGCCCTGAGAAGATTTTCGAGCGTAACGGTTTATGATTTCTTTCGCTTTGGGGGTAATCTCGTTGAATACATCGCAATCTGTATTATAGTTTTTCTTTTTCTCAGGGATATAATGAATGTAGCGTTTGCCACGAACTGTTAACAAGTTATCAGTATGAAGTTTTAGTGCGTCAACAGGGCGTATCTTCATTTCGTACATGAAGATACAAAAGTCTCTATAGAGTTCTTTATAGTATTCTGGATTGGGCCCGCTCTGTTCAATGGATGATAAATCCATCGTGACAAATTGCTGGTATTGTTCCTCAGAAAGCGTTTTGCGCTTAATAGAAGCTTTCTTTGGAGCATCATTTGAATAGCGGTAACGAAGCACGTTATCGTTCAATTCATGTTCAAACGCCTTGTTATGAACGCACTTAAACTTCTTCATCATGTCCTTAAAGTTTCCGTTGTTAGGCTGAGAAAGAAGCCACTTTCCCCACTTAATAAATGTGGAGTTGTCGATTTCTTTAAGAGGAATGTTAAGAATCTTGCCTTCCTTTTCAAGCTTGTGCAAGAGGTTAACATAGGTCTGATAGTTCTTGGAAGGCTTTTTGTTCTTCTCGTGCCGCATTTGATAGATGAGCCAACGAACATACATGTGAAATGGCATTTGCCTCGTGGGAGAAGGAACTGGAGTATCATAATCATAGGTGGGTTTCGGTCCAGTGTTATAGGCTGGAACGATACGTTGCTTAGGGGGCTTGGAGGCTACCTTACGTCTGTTCTTAGCTGAGAATGACACAGGCTTGGGGCGGCTTTTAACCAACTCCATTTCACGCTCCATTCTAAACAACTCTTTGCCATCGCTCGGATGTAGTCTGGCAATGAGTTGTTCATACTTTTTACGAATCTCTCGCAGGATTTGATTGTTGCGGACAGTAGAGATTGACGAACCTTCAAAGCGTTGGTTGCGAGAATCCCAAAGTTTGTAGTTAGGCTTGTCGAGCAAGCCTTCAATAGTTTTGTAATGTCTTGTTGTCGTGCCTTTGATGGTCACGCAAAGAGTGAAACGCCCATTTTTTCGGGCAAATGTTAAATTAAGTTCATCCATGCCTCAATTTTTTGAGAAATGAAACGCAAGGATGATTAGTTAAGCATTTGTGCAAAATATCAAATTAACTTTGATATTTTTGATGCACAAATTGTGCAACTTAACAAGTGCGAATGAAAAACGTCAAAATGAATTTGTCGTAAATTACTATCATTCACTCAATTATGAAACAATTTTAACATAGTTAAAATTTTGTGGAGATGGAGGGAGAATTTATCTCCGTCCGTATAACTCGTTGTATTTCAGCCTAATGTTATCGTCGATCATAACTGCTTGTTCACAAGATAAGTGCACAAAGTCCAAGCGTTTAATTTCGGTTTGACATTCTAAATCGTTGCAAACGTACATCAAATATGTAAATCTTGAATTATTCGCTATGTTAAAAATATATAAAAGGGCGGCATTTCTGCCGCCCAATCCGCATTATGAAAAAGTGTGATTATGATTCGATGTACGCTATATTTGCCAAGGGTTTTTATATGGGTCGTAATCTCGCTGGAATGTTGAGATAGCATACTCTGTCACTGGCTTGTTTTCGTCATCCAGTTTACGGGGAATTTTCGGATTTATCTTTAGTCTGGAAGCGTCACGCAACCATATAATTGAAGTCTCATAATCAGTAATACGTGCCGTAGAAATATTGTTCGGTGATATAAGCTTGTGCAGCTCATAAAGGGCTAATCTGAGAAGATGCTTTTTTACATTAGGGTTTCTGGGGTCATGTTGGCGAATATTATACCCTTCTTTCAGTTCATCGGAATTTACTTCCATTATAGGAATAAATACTTTACCGCCAAACACAACATATTCATGGCTTGAATACTCGTAGTTGTTAAGAGAGCTATCATAATCGCCTATTAATCCCCAGTTATCCGAGTCTTCAGGATTTACAGTCAAATCAACTTTATCGTCATTTATCAAAGCATAAAATTTTCCATTATATGAAACCGCTTCCCATAACCCATATTCAATGTTAGCTTGCCATTCGTATGTTTGTACGGTTTCCCAGCCAACCATTGCTGGAACTCTAATATCATTGAAGTCGATGCCATTCGGTTGAACGCATTTATAAAATGTATTGGCAAAACGTACAATATCATTGGGTTGATAATTCTCGATTTGAGAGTATTCTGGTACGTTCTCAGGCTCGTTTACCTCATCGGTGAACTCTTCCCAGTATGGCTCAATGAAAGGCGATTTGAGGCCGTTTATGGAGCGTATAGCCTCCCATATTTTGCCATTCTTATAGAAGTGCGCTCCGACAGGGTATGTAATTTGGCGATTATACTCCATCAGATTTTTACCTACAGCAAGGGTTTCCTCTATCTTGTAATTATCTATCAGGTATTCAATGATAGATTCCTCTGCTGCTTCTTCTGCTTGTGATAGACGTTCTTCGTTGCCTCTTATAAGCTGGGAGAGCGCTTCTTCTGTGATAATGCCGATGTAATCGTTATTATTTAGGAACCTTTTATACATTTATTAAAAACTAAATTGTCCGTATATTGGTGTTATTGTCGTTTCAATTTGTGATGTCCTATGAAGGAATTTACTCCAGCTATCATTGATGAACAAGCAAAGCATATAATCAAAGCAGTCTGATAAGTGACCATATTTTTCATATTTTACCCCAAGTTTAGGGTCGGTGACTTTTGCTTTACTTTTTGTTCCATCTGAGTTCTTCTTTTGATATATTAAGTCCTCAGTGAATCTACGACATCGCATGTCAATCAATATTTCCCACCCATCATAACCATCAAACAAACTATTAACAAACTCCAAACGAGTAACCTGCGGTGGCTGTTTACGTAATAGTTTTGTTTTTGGTCGAAGCTGAGGGCTGTTCATATTGTTGAGGATAATCGTATAGTTATTTACGCCTTCCTCTGTCTGAGTTGAACGAGCCAAACCAGCTGGGTCTCCAGTTATTAATAGACCTCCAGAATGTTTTTCGTTGAGAAAATGCTTAGCAAGTTTTTGTGCGAGTTTTGGGGTGTTGTTCTCTTTATCTTCTGGCTTGCCTAATATCTCTTCCAACACATAAATCTTCTTGCGGTCATAATCAATCTGACATATAAGTGTACTCATAAATGGGGTTACGTTAAAGTCCCAAGATACGATGAGTGGTTTGAGAGGATTATAGACTTGTTCTTTAAGTCCATTAACCAAATGTTTTTCACCGTTGAATTTCCAATATGCAGCAATATCATTAGACTCAACCCAATCCCATACGCCATAAAGCAAACGTGCTTTGGTCGCTGGGTCAGTAATACGTTGTAATGCGGCTAAATATGTACGTCTAAAAGATTCGCTGGGGTTATCCAATACACTAAATGGCAAATAATATTCATTTGGTCTACATTTTACTGGATTTCCGTCATCGTCTTGTACAAATCTACTTCGTACCCATGTTGTGCATGGGTTTGTTGTCATAAGTAAACGAGGGTACTTAAAAGTTTCGTCAGTTTTCCAGCGTAAACGAGAAAAAAGGACCTCGATGGCCTTTTCAGATATTTCTGACACCTCATCGACAAATCCAATAGTCCACTCTGATGAGCCAAGTCTCTGAAACTCGATGTCGGATGGGGCGTCTTCAAGCTCACGTAATAATATTGTGCTCTCATTCCAGAATAGAACTTTCCCTTCCAAATTATTGACTTTATAGTTTTCTCCCTCAACCAATCCCCAATCACGCATAATAGCACGGACAGTATTGAATGTACTTTCTTTAAGAGATTTGATTGTTTTACGAGCAATGACGGCACGTAAATCTGGGAAACGCATACAACTACTTATTATCCACGCAGAACCAAGATAAGAATTATGCGTAACAGTAAAGTCATCAACTAAATATAATCCACATGGCTCGTCTACAGTTATGCAGCGACCCTTTTTTCTTCCAAGATATTCAATATCAATTATTCTTTTCCCAAGTTCAGAATATCCACCATTAAATTCGTTTTTACAACGGTCTTTTTTGCGTTTAATATATGCCAAATCTTTATCACACTTTGTCATAATATAAACATCAAATACATCATTGCATTTTACAAACTTTCCAGTTTCCTTATTGGTGTAACCAGCTGAATTTCGTTTAATAGTCGCTTTACCACCTAATGAACGCACAATAAACGCAACATCGTTTGCAAGATTCTCGCTTATGGTGCTGAAAGAAATATGTCCTCTATCATCAACATAACCGTCTGTATCTATTAATCCTTGCATCAATGCTTTGCGATTATTTATTGTGCTTAATTTATATATTGTTGGGATAAACTTATCTTTGGCTGTATGGCCAAGCAGTTTAAGATTTGACAAATATTTTAGCAACTGTTTATCGTATATTTGATATTGTAATGCTTGATTGTCAATTTTAGCATATTTAGCACTCATATTTATTCCACTTTGTTCAAATCGTTCTACAATTTCCAAATCCATTGTGGTAAACGATATACTATTGCTGGCAATTTGAGTTTCACTAAAACATCCATCGCCTAATAAAGCTCCAAGAACATAGGGGTCAATTGGTAACTTATTGCTTTTTGTAAATTGTGTGGGTTCTGGCAGTGGAATGATTAAATTACAACCAGCATACATGCCTTGTTTTTTTCGTTGAATCCAATCATACATTACCTTTGTTTCCATTATCCTATCTTTAATTTGTTGGCCATTTTTATCTAAACGCTTAGAGCGTTTTCTGCTTTGATGGACTTGCCATAAATGTCCTTCAGAACAATCAAAATACGTTCCATCAACAAATTTTACACGATAAAATGGGAAAATACCGATGGGATGCACCTGAATTACTCGTTGCATACCACCAGTAGTTGCTGAAGATATAATATCTCCAACTTTTATGTCACGCAATTTGCGTAAACCAAACGGAGTCACGATGTTAGAATCCAATAATCCTGCTTTGCCGCCACCAGCAGCTCCACCCCCAAGAATAATTTGAGGTAAATCTTGAGAGTGGCATTCTTTACATTGTGGAACATATATTGGGTTCCCTCTTGAATCTTGTCCCTTAATGGTGTGTTCAATATGCCCACCACAATGAGGACAATAATCTGGTTGCAACAACTTCCACAACTCATATTGCCGTGGAGAAGGCTTAAAGTCAATAACCAGATTTTTTGGCGGTTTTAATCCATTTACCATAGCTATCAATATCTAAAAAAGGCGTATCTACAGACACGCCAAAAATTTCAAACACAATGAAAACAATTATTACACATTAATTGTATTATAGATTTTCTCTACAGTCATCCAGAGGTCATCGGGATAAACTGAAGAAGAAAGAGCTTCACATGATCGCTTCAGATAATCCAATTCTTGCGGTGAAAATTCTACTTCTAAAGGATTATCAAAGTCAACTTTGTTATTCCAAGTTACCTTGCCAGCTTCAGAGTCTTCTACGATTGAATACTTGGTGCGGTCTGCTTCTGTCAACATCACCTTCTCAATAATCCCCTTTTTGATGGTGAAGTCAAGAAAGTTGTTCTGAGGTAAGAGCAACTGGGGAATGTAAATTCTGTCTTTGATAAATAATTTCATGCTGTAAGATGTTTATCGTTTATCAAGAATAGTTAGGCCACATTGAAGGCGTTGAATTTTACCAAGAAAAAATATTGTAATGCAAGCCAATTCCAAGATAAGGATGGACTTGCTTATCCGTGGAAATTCCAATCCCCATTTGAATACCAACACCCCAGCGTTTCTTTTCAACGATTGTTTGGGTATTGGTAATAATTGTGGTCTTTGGAAATACTGCAATACTATCAAGTGATGGTTGGTACCCACTAACCCAAGCGTGGTATGAACTGTCACCATATTCTTTCTGGGTGATTGGAAGAGTTACAGTTACGCTATCAGTAACAGTATCAATACGCACTGCTATATTTTCAGCAAATATGGTGTCATGTTTAGCTGGAAACGTGATAGTATGGTAGCGCACGATTATGCTGTCTTTAGGTACAGGATGCTCTACGAGAAGCGTGTCATATAATGTAATTGTATCTGAACTGTTGGTAATATGACTGTGTGATTTGACATTATGAAAAAGCGATACACACAGGCACAGGACAAAGAGACCAACTAAACACCAAGGTAATTTCTTCATGTCAACGAATTAATATAATTGATAATACCTTCGACATGCAAATCAACTATTTTTTTCTTACCTTCCTCGCTTTTTAATATGGCAAGGTCAGACTTGTTATCATAGAACAAATTTTCAGTCAACACAGCTGGGCAATTAGTATCACGGCACATCGCTAAAGACTTCACCCAATATCGTTCTTTAGGAACTGAACGATTGCCTCGTAACCCTCTCTTGTCGGCCTCGTCATAAAGCAGCTGTGCAAGTTTCTTACTATTATATGAGGCATTAGGGGCTACAAACACACTAAATCCAGTTGCAGACATCCACTCACCATTACCAACTGCATTGGCGTGAATACTAACAAGAAGTACATTTTTGCTGCCGAGTTTATTGCACCAATTATTAACTCTACGGCAACGCTCCGAAAGCGTCACGTCATGTTCATCTTCTGGTACAATTCGCTCAGCGTCATAGCCTCGTTTTTTCAGTTCTGCAACCAACGAAATGGCTATTTCACGATTGAATTTCCACTCGAAGAAAGTATGGTCAGGACTTCGCTTTCCAGCGGTTGTCTTTGCATGTCCGTTATCTATAAGGATTTTCATTTGATATGCAGGATTTGTTTGCGATTTCTTGGACTATAACTCACATGAATCCAGTTGTAACCGTATTCATCTATCAATTGGTCGTATGGCAAATTTAATTTGAGAATCAAATCAAAGAGTTTTTTGTTGTCAGAAGGCTTGTCGCTTACGGTACGAATATCGGCAGCTTGACCATATACGTGCTGAGAGGATTTTGCACCTCCTACAGCTTTATTTAGCTGTTGGCAACGATAACCACTGGTGACAATAATTGGTGAACCCCATGCTTCTCTGAGTGGGTCGAGTATCTTATCTACCAGTTCCGTTAAGTTAGCTTTAATAGTAGAAGAAGGCGTGTTGTCAATTCCACGCCTACTTGCAGTAGCTGATTTCGTTAATTCAGTGATTGTGAAGTATTTCATTTTTCATCATCTTTTAGATCATCAAGATTCACATCAAAGTGTCTTGATGTCTTGTCTATCATAATTTTCTGTAATAGTTTCCAGAATTTGCTTTCTTTTTCGTCACGACAAGAGCTTTCATTTTCCATGATGCTCCATGCCTGTTCAAAACAAATTACTCCTGTAACGATATACGACAATGGTATTCTGACGTGAACAAACACCCAATGCTCAACCATATAAGCCAGAACAATAAGCAATAATCGTTTTGGGATAGTGGTTTTGATTATTTTACTGAATTGAAAGCTTGTAAACTTTGCTTTTGTCCGTTTAGTTTTACTTGGGTATTTAGCATGAGCTCGTTTATCAAGCTGATAAGCGGTCCAAGCATCATAAACAATTAATGCAATAGCTACAATAACTAGCGGAAACATGGGCTTAAATTCTCCAATTATTACACCAGCCCATCCTCCTAAAACTATAAATAAAGATTTCCAAATATTTACTTGTCCTTCCATTCACCAATTGCACTATAAGGAATAAACCATTCTTGTTCGCCTTGATATGGATCACCAGTCAGCGAAATCCAACAACCATAAACAGAGCCATTGTCTGAATACAAAATCTCAACTATATTACCGTTTCTTCCAGCTAGATCATTAAGATGTAGTCGAGTCAATTCTTTTGAATAAATGATGTCAATAGTGTTCCCTACTTTCATTTATTGTCTGTGTTTTGATCTTGATCTTGATTGTTTTTTTCTGGAACAACGACATTGAACACAATGCCCTCTCCATCCGTTTCGAGGTTAACGCGCTGTGCTTCTTTAACTGGATACATTTCCATTAGAGCCTTTGATGCGCTTACAGCTACGCTACGCAATGGAGCTGGTGATAACTTTGTTCCAAATCGATCGAGGAATTGTGAAGTTGAAGATTCACTTATTATTGACATTAAGTTTGTCGTAAGGAATCTCTTAATCGCTTTAGCCTCATCAACAGTAAGCTCTTCCAGTTGTTTAAGATATTCCTGTATGCGCTGGTCAGCCAACAATCGCTTTGCTTTTATACCTGCGGTTTTACTGTGATCGTTGAATACTTCTTGGTAACATTTGATGGCGTTCCCAGCATAAGTGGCTGTACCATTCGTGTAAAGCTCACAAAACGCTATTTCATCTTTTGTCAATTCCATTATTCTAAATTGAATAAAAGCCCCGAAAAAAACAGGGCTTTGTTTTATTATAAATAGGAATGTTTCAGTCGCTTTGTTTTTTATATTCCAACAGCTTGTCGAGGATTATATGCCTAAACATTTCTCCAAGACCTCCAACAGCGGTCTCAACATCTTCAATCGAGTTGATATACTCAAAATTGATATTGAATTGCAAGTCATAGCCAGAGATTTCCACCAAGACATTTTTGGTTTCTTCATTCTGGATGAGCATTTGTGAGCGGTCAGTCCATAACTTGAACTGTACGGTCGGTTCGGTTACATCTGCCATAATCTAAATCTTAAAGTGTTTACGAGATTTTTCTGCCTTAGAAATGCTGAGTCCACCTCCTTCAATTTCACCACCAATACTTCTCATTCGCTGAGTAAGTACGGCAACGACATTTGTAGTAGCTGAGACATCAGCATCTGCATCATGTGCGTCATCCAGCTCGATGCCAAGATTTTCACACATCAATTCGAGTTTATATGAGTTTACATTCGGTCTTGCGCATAAAGCAAGTTGACCAAGCAATATCGTGTCAAGCACAAGAGGCTGCCAATGACCATAAAAATCCTCTGAACCACGAAGATATTTAGCCACCTCTTTGACCAACCCAGCATATTCCATCATTTGCATGAAGAAACCTTTATCGAAATCCACATTTTGACCTATAAGGAAAGGCTTCATATTTCGTGGTACTTTCGGTGTATGCTGGGCAATGAAATCCAATGCTCCTTGCGCTACAGATTCAATGTCTTCGCCTTGATTGTAGAGCATATCCATCGTAATAGCAGAGTATTCCAAAGCCTTATCCTCATAACCCATTGAAGGCTGTTCAGCATCTTCGTATTTGCTTTTCAATACTTTACGCTTACCAGCCACTCCTTTTACATCTTTTTGCTTGTATGGGTAAATGTATCGCACGTATGTTCCCAGTTTCTCAAAAGTGTCAAGTCTGGTCGCATGGATTGCTATTTGAGTGCAAGCTGAAGTTTGGCATTTCAAACCTCCAGTCTCAAAGTCGAGCGTAAACGCTACGATTATATGTTGTTCATTCTTTGGTGCTGCCATAATTTAATGTCGTTTATAAGTTTCTGGATTCGTTCTTCATATTCTTGGAGTGTGCCGTTGTTCTCGATAACTGAGAAATAGCCATCATCTTCAATGGTCACTCTATGCTTGTCTCTTGCAAGCCTCTCTTTGTCGATTTGAGAATCTAACAGTTTTGGATCACGTTTGATGAGAACTGGGAGGATGTCATATCGGTCATCAAACTTCTCAATCATTGTAAGCAATCCTTTCTCATCTATAACATAGGAAATCATTTCGTGGCAATCAACCTGTTTTAACGTAGCCCAATAATGATAACCGCCGAATTTCGTATATGCTAGCATTTCATCTTTTTGAGGAATTGCAGACTCACTGACAAAGAAATGTTCTATACCATGTTGCTCGCCTCTTCTCGAAGGTCTGGTTGTGTAAGAAACGACAGTAGGAATGTCGAGATACAATTTAAGATACTGGGCCATGAGCGTCTTTCCGCTTCCAGAAGGCCCAACAATTGCAATGATAATCGGTTTCATAATACTTGTAATACGCTGTTTCTGTAAAATTGTAAGTTATTTTTGCTTGAATAATCACTGTACTTGATGGTTGCTGAAAAAACAATAATTTTGTCTTTTGCATTTAGTAATTGACCACGAACCTTGGCATATTCTTCAGGCCAAATAATACACTCGCAAATATCATTGTTCTGTTGAAGGAGAAGTTTGCAGAAAGTCTCTTTTTGCCCAGTCTTTTTGCTGGTGAATTGCTTTTCTTCAACTAATGCCACCGTAGCGCAAATAGCGACTTTCTTATCTTCAACTTCTAATGGCTCGACTTGTTTGAGCGTAAAATAAACCGCTCTGCCCTTAATAAGAGGCTTCACATCAGAATTATCATACACTCGCTTGTAATCAATCGCTCCAAGACCAGACACCTTAATCTGTTGCTGGCTCCAGAAATAATGCTTGTCTCGCAAATCTTCTGGAATTTCCTTTTCATTGATTTCAAATCCAAGTTTCTCTGCTGCCTTAACAAGAATAGCATATCTTTCAACAACTGACATAGCTCTCTCAATCTTATCAAAACAGCCAGCTAATATCAAATTGCGGACATGACGAGCATTGACAGGGCAACGCTGTACTTCATCCTCATTGTCAGGGTCATCCCAGTATTCATATTTCTTTAGCTTATACTTAAATACCCTATCAATAAAATTTTCAATACCGAGATATTTGCCATTCTTGTCACGTTCTGCAATAATCCATTCTGCTGCTTTCAATCCCAGCATTTTAATGCGTGTGAGTGACCAGAATATCTCGTTAGTTTCGTAATCTGTATGGAAGAAGGCTTCGCTCTTATTAATATCTGGAGATACAACTTTAGCTATACTGCAAGCGGTCATTTCCCCCATAATCTTGGTAAGTTCCTCATCGCTATCAGCCCATTGGAGAGCAACAGTGTAAAACGCAGTTGGGTAATTAGCCTTCAGCCACGCTCCAACATAAGCTGTGATAGCGTATGCCGTAGCGTGAGAACGATTAAATAGGTATGACCCACAAGCCTCAATCTGTCTCCAGATTTCCACAGCATCTTCGTATGGGCATCCATTTTCATTAGCTCCAGCCATAAACTTATCCTTCATGGCTTGAATCTTTTCAATTTTCTTCTTTGAGATAAACTTCACGAGTTTTACGCCATCTCCAAGACTGAAATTACCAACTTCACGAGCGATAAATACTACTTGTTCTTGGTATGTGATAAGACCATAAGTATTCTTCAGGGCATTATATGTTCCCCAAAGATAAACTGGAGCGACTAATCCTTTCTTGCGGTTCACATACTCATCCAATGAATCCATTGTAGCAGGACGGTACAACGCATTGGCGGCAATCAAGTCCTCGATATTGTTCGGCTCCATTTGAGTGAGGAATTTCGTGATACCAGCTGATGAGAATTGAAAGACGTTTTGAGTATATCCTTGCGATAGAAGCTCATAAACCTTAGGGTCATTTAACTCCCCAGTCGCTAAATCATGTAATGTAAGATTTGCGCCATAAATCTCATTGCAAATCTTCATTGTGGCTTGCAACTTGGAAAGCTCTTTTGTTCCTAAGCAATCATTTTTCAGAAGGCCGCACTCATCAAGGCTATATCCATCCCATTCGCTTACCAACATTCCATCAACTTTTTTGATAGGTGTGAAGTCAAAGCACTCCATGTCTTCACCATCCATTGTATCAGGAGTGACAAGTAATGCTGATGCGTGAACCGAAGCGGAACGAGGCTGGAACATGAGTGTCCGTATATCTTCAAACAGTTGAGGATAATCTTCCACAAATTTACCTACCTTACGGTTGGTTGCCGCCAGTTTGAAAATATCAGTATATGTCTCACAATCATTGCCAAAAATTGCTGTAATATAATTAACAGTGGCTGGAGAAATGCGCATGGTGCGAGCAACATCTTTAATCACAGCTTTGGGTTTTAGGGTTGTAAGAGTACCAGCGGAGAACACTCGCTGCTTGCCATTGAGATTGTATCTTCGCTCTATATATTCTTTTACTTCTTGTCGTCTATCTGCCTGGTAATCAATATCAACATCCGCTTCACGGCAGGGAGCCAGAAGCTCCCTGCAAATATCCTCCATCAACAAAGCAATCCAATACAATAATTGGGCTTTGTTCTTTTTTAAGTTCAACATTCTTTACTTTCATTCGAAATATGTTTTATTATTTATCCATTAATGTCTATCCAAATCTCTTTTTCTAACATTAATCATAGCTTAAAATATCTATATTAGAGTTATACATATCAATTTGCTAAGTCTTCATCAATCTATAAGCCTTCTTATCAAAGAAATAATTGTTCTCTTTATATGCCTTCTCAAACGCTATCAGTTGCTTGTCAGGCCATATATGTTTTGGGCCAATAAATGAATCGGTAGCAATACCTTCTAACGAAGTGCAACGACTTAACGCAACATATATCTGGCCAGAAGTAAAAACTGATTTGCTATGGATTGCTACATGGTCGAAGGTAAGACCTTGGCTTTTATGAATAGTAATCGCCCATGCCAGAGTGAGAGGGAATTGTTTGCATGTTCCTTTACTAATTTTTTCAATCTTTTCTCCTTTCATCTGGTAATCATTCATGTTCCATTCGTGTCGTTCAAATGCTACTTTACATCCATTGTCAAGCAATACAGTTACTGTATTGTCAGTTATTGCGACTACATTGCCAAGAGATCCGTTGACGTAAACTTGATGTTTGTCGTTGATGAGTACCATGACTCTTGCTCCCACACGAAGTAATAGCAGTTCGTCACAAGGGGCGTGTTTTATGTCAAAGTCGCCATTCACTTCGGCCATAAAAGAATGCGTTGGGACACCAAGCATTTCTTGGTTTATTCGTTGCACATCACGCTTCAGTGAGCAGATATGAACATACTTGTTATTGAAATCCTCACTGATTTTACGGTTACGAATTTGTTCCAGTTCCTCTATGTCTTCCTCTGTGATTCTGTAAGAGCGGATATTGTTTAAGATTTTTATAAATCGTTCATCAGACTGGCGAAAAACGTGACTTAACTCGATAACTTGAAAGCCAAAGTTCTTGAATACATGGGCATAGAAAAAATATGGGCCACGATAAAATTGAAGCAGAATTTTTTTCTCGCTCCCTTTCAGAACTGGAGGTAACTGATACAAGTCGCCAAACATGATAACTTGAATACCTCCAAACGGCTCGTCATTGTTGCGGTAGAGCCTTAGCTTCTGGTCGATATAGTCGATTGTGTCAGCTTTCACCATGCTTATTTCATCAATAATCAAAGCATCAATCGAACATATCAGTTTTTTACGATACGGCTTGAAACCAGATTGGATGTTCTGATTCGGGTCTTGTATTCCAAATGGAATAGTGAACAAGCTGTGAAGCGTAACGCCACCAGCATTTACCGCTGCTACACCTGTAGGAGCCGCTATGACAAACTTTTTATTGAGATTCTGGACTATATAGCGCAACAAGGTAGTTTTCCCTGTTCCAGCCTTTCCAGTGATGTAGATAGGTTGGTTGGTCGTTTCAATCAACTCTATCGCCTTCTTCATTTCGTCAGTTAAAATCATGTCTATAATTCGTTAATTGTGAAAATAAAGTCTTTGTTGTCGAATAGTATATCATCATCGGATTGTAATTCATCCGCATAAATCTTTATTGGTTGTTCCTCTCCATCACGTTTAACTATCAGTTGTGCATCACGGTCAATATTTAATGTCTTTCCGTTTTCAAGCGTGATTTCAACGTAATTGTTAGACTCTATGTCCTCACCAATAATAGTAGTGTCAGCAGGATATAGGCCAGCACGTTCTGGAAGGAGAAATCGCTCGAAGATAAGGTTGTACTTAATTGGGTCAACTAGTGTGATACCAAGTAGGTATAAGAGCAAAGAACCAGCAGCAGAACCGCGGCCACAGCCTACAAGAATCCCATTATCTCGGCACCAGTTTACCGTATCATATTGAACAAGCAGGTAATCTACGTTGTTGGTGGATTCTATAATGTATTTCTCGTATTCCATCTGCTTACGATATTCGTCAATTCTATCAGATGGAGCAAGTCGTTGTAAACCCTCTTCCAGCAATTGATTGAACATATTGTGAACAGTGCCAAATCGTTTCTTTTCCTCGTCAGTCATATCATAACGAGGCATAAAGTTTCGGTCATGCTCAAACCGTGCCTTTGCACCTTCAGCAATGACCAAGGTATTATCACAGCATTCTTTGAATAATGCTGGAATATCCCACTTGTTCTCGTTAAAGATTGCCAAAAATTGAGCGTATTGTTCATCAATATCTTTGAAATATTGCTCGTCACTTTGTTCATGTGCTGCACCTTCAGCTATCTTATTGAGGATAATTTTGTTCTTTGCATCTGATTTGTCAAGATAGTAGCTATCAGTTATAAGTATCGGTTTGACTGGTGAGGTCTTATATAAGTTATCAAAGTAATACTTTGTAGATTCCAGTACGCGAATATCAATTCTCTCTGCTTTATATTCATTGAGGTCAACCTGATAATATACTTGCTCAAAATGGTTCATAAACTGCTCAATGGCTACTTCTGCAAGCCAATAAGAGGAATACTTGTCAAAGACGATAACATTACCCTCTCCACGTTCCAGAAGTTCATAGAGGCTAATTGTGTGGTCTTCGCTATCAACCATTATTGCTTTTTGAATCCTGAGCAGATTGCGCAAACCACGCTGAGATTGTGCATATATTTTAGCACCAACTTTATTCTCACCATCATCAATCGTTAACGAATAACCAAATATAGGCGTGATACCAGCTGCTTCGCATTCTTTCTGGAAGACGAAGCAAGCCGCCATAGTATTGTAATCGCAAATTCCAAGCGCATTATGACCAAGCCATAACGCTTTCTTTACCCACATATTTGGCATAAAACTACCATTGAGCAATTCGTATGGTGTGTGAACTCCAAGATTAACATATTTAATGTCACTGGAGGATTGTTCTCGCTGCCCAACATACTTCAAGATATTCAGCGAGAAATCCTTACGTAAATCAGTATAGTACCAATTATCGCCAAACTTGAATGCGACGTAGTTAATATCTTCGTCCATTAAGATTTCTGGCTGTTCCATGCAATTAAATTCCAGCTCACCGTCTTTGTTCTTGCGAAATATTGAATTGAGCTTGCTGGTATCTTCTACGAACATTTTCCCAAATCCTGTAATCTCGATTACATCGCTGTCTAATTGGCGATGTATAATTCGATTATCTTTAAGCCATTGTATTAGTTCGTTCATAATTGTACGATATTAAGTTTATATTCTCTTGGTGTCATTAAGTTCATTGTAAACACATCGTATATATCCCAGAAATCCATGCTGTCGAAATCAGCATCTGGATCTTCAATATATGCGATATATACGTCAAAATATTCATCCAATGTAGATGCAGCCTTATTGATACTTGCTACTGCATCACCATCATAGCCAAGCACAACTGTCCTAACGCCCTTACTCTGTAATTTGTAGATTTGCGCGCTGGATATTTTCTTCCCAAATGTAGCACAACAAGCAATTCTATGATTGTCGTATAAGTCGAGTTTACGAGTGAGTGCTATACAATCAAAGACACCTTCGGCAAGAATGACGGTATCTGTTTCATCTTCTATGACTGAATCGTAATTATATAGCAATTTTACAAAATCATTCTCAGTGCTGTTATTGTATCTACGAATCTGAAACTTATGGTCACGAGCTGCACGTTTGTTATACTCGTCAATCTTTTCTTTGCTCCAAATATGCCGTCCTATATAACCGACAATATCTTTATTGTCAATGATAGGAAACAATACATAATCATCGAACTTAAAGTTTAGCCCACGAGTTGTTCCGACTGGAAAATAATCGTAGTCATCAAAAGTAAAACCACGAGTCTTCAGATATGGATTGCGATAACAACGTTTCCAACCATCTGGCATGTTCACTACAGCCAACTCATCGTCAATCTCATCCTCTTCTAAACTAACAAACGTGTCAGTCTGTAAAGGAGTAAAATCAGCGGTCTTGGCTGGGATAAGGTCGCTTCTACCAATATCACGGAGTAATTGTTCTAAAGTCTTGGTTGTATGGCCGCATGAAAAACAATGTGCCACAAATGTTTGTTTACGGTTGGTATCAGGACCGACATAAATACCATACTTACCTCCAGCCTTACCACAATACGGGCATACAGGCACAATAAGATTTTTGCGCCCACCATCAAATCTTGCCTTTAATTCAATCTGCAATTCTTTGATGATATATTCCTTATCGTCTCTTGATATGGTCATATTATTCTACTTTGCTAAGGTTTAATGTTCGTTCAGCATCGTAAAACATCTCATTTTCAAAGTTAGTGGCAATCCGTATGGTTTCACCCTTCTCAAAAAAACGACTTTTCGCAACGTGAATGCGCATTGTATGTTCCTTGCGCTCTCGGTCAGACTGATTGAGTGATATAAGGTGTGTTAGTGGTCTTGATATACCTTTAGCTTCTGCGGTATTATACTCAGTCAGCACGTTCTTCTCGTCATTGAGCCAGTCACGATTTTCAATGGTTGACTGATACGTAACTACCATCCACACGTTCTCATCAGCTGCTAAATCCTTCAAGTCATTAGCAACTGCGATACGTTTGTGTCGCTCAGCATTTTCACCCCATTTACGACCAGATGAATCGGTAAGCAAGTCCATCGAATCTATAATAACAATATCTGGAGTGATGCCATATTGACGTGAGAACTCCTGAATACCGTTACGAATATCAATGGTAGAAACATGAGCGTTAAATTTCGGGTATGATTTGACAAATAATTTACCAGAAACACATTTCAACTTTTCAAGCATTCGTTGCATTTCTAAGTCGTGTATGCGACCTATTGTATAGCGATATGTATTGCACGACACCAAAGAAGCAGAATAAGCATTTGCAACCTCTTCTTTACTACCTTCAAGCTGAAAATGAAGCACATTAAACCCGTCAATAACGCACGCATTTCGACCAATCCATCTTGCAGCATGACTCTTACCAACCCCAGTTGGTGCCAGAATACAAGTTAACTGGGTACGTAGGTTTTGTTGCTGGTTCATTTCATCAAGTTCATTGATGTAGAATCGTGTAATCGGTCTGCTCGAACTTTGAGTGTCATGATTTAATTTGTTTTCGTCATATCTTGAACCAAAAGTCGCAACAATGTCGAGATATTCTGGAGAGAGTAAGCAGAATCCAGCATTCCACTCTGCAAAATCAGAAACCTTCTTGACCGCTTCGTCAAATCCACGATTATTGTACAACTCACCGCTTTCACGATACATTGCTTGAAATCTGACTTGACGAATATAATTCTCAATTTGTCGCACTGCTTCGCTTGGATTCAAAACAGAGCCATAATCGGTGATTTCTTGAAGTAAATTTGATACGCCTCTTTTTGAGCTGACAATTTGCCCTATAATACCACGGTCAGGGCGATGTCTATGCTCTTTATAATATGAAGACAACGCACTATGCAGTCCGATAAAATCTTTATCGGGTAAGTATTCTTTTTTGATATGTTCTGTGACAATGCCTAAAATATAGTCGTTCTCTAAGCATGTACAATATAAGTCCATCAAGAACTCCTCGGTCAATACCGCCTTATTGTCTTTTGCCATGTTCGCTCCTTAGTCGATAAAGTTCTGGATATTTTCTTTGTGTTTCTACCTTACAATCTTCAACAAAATTACAAAGCTGACACGCTGGAGATAACGGACTCCAGCCAAGTGTTGAGAGTTGACATATAGTGAAGCCAACATCCACATTCAACATGCGCATCTTTGTCCCTTCTTCTGAAGCCATGAAGATGTACTTTGCATGTGGATGTTCGCTTCGGTCTTTAATCATATCAACTAATTGGCTACGACTAAGTTGAGCCTTAGATAACCAACGATCTTCGTAAAACTTTGAGCCATTAGCTTTGGTTTTTAACCTTGTAACTGCGGCCTTACCCAATAAATGACCTACAGTAAAAGCACGGTCTTTATACAAGTATGCTGTTGCCACACAGAAATCAACCAGTCGCTCATTAGTGACTGCTCCAAATTCATGCTCGAATATATCTAAGAATTTGGCGATTTTCTTGATTGTTGCCCCACCCTTAGAAAATCTAAAGTTGGAGTCAATCAATCGCCTTATAATCTCGGTATAAACAGTGATTAAATTAGTTGTCGATTTTTCGTTTTCCATCACGTGTTAAATTCTTGCGAAGATACTGACGAGCGAAAAACAGCCTACTTTTTACCGTTTCAATGTTGCGAGATTTAAGCGTCCCTTTTTTGTTATTGATTTCAGCAATCTCCTTTAACGAATATCCTGCTTGTTGAAGAATCCATGCGTCACGATATATTGGTTTCATAGAATCAAGCACAGCAAGAATATCATCGTTATACAGCTCACGATAGTTATCTATGCCCATTGCATTTTCGCTTATATGATTGCCATTTGTCATCCAATCACATTCGCCATAGTTCTCAACGTCAACATCATAGCTTTTGTTGTTATGCCTTCTGCGTCTTCTTTCAAGTTCAAAAACTTGACGCTTAGTTACAATATGAAGCCATGTATGAATAGAACGTGTAGGGTCATAGGTATCAATCCTTCGATAAAAATTGACAAGAACTTCCGTGTAGTTTTCTTCAACATTAGCTGGATCATAAGTATAATTCATGCACAGCTTATATATCATGTTGTAATAAGGAGCAACATATTTGTTGTATAGCTCAGTTCGTTTTTGTATAACCTCTGGAGTTACTTCTGGGTCAATGTCTCTTCCATCGGTTCGGCGTATCTGTTCTCCCATGACACCGCAACTTCTTGATTGAACAATAATGTTGCACGGTCAGTCAATTGATTGGTTTTACAGTAACGCCTCCACTGGTTATCACGTTTAATGAACTCTTCTCGGACAGCCTCATTTTCTGGTTTTGGCGTTTTCTCTAAGAATTGATAAAACCCCATTAGAAGCTTTCCAAGATATTCAAAATGCTTTGTGGCTTTGCGTTCTTGCAATCGCCTTATATGTCTCGCTTTACTCATTGTGCGTTAATTTTATAGTCTGAACTTCTTTGCAAAATACATAAAGATATGGGTTGCATCCGCTTCATTGTCATCAATCGGATTCGTTCTCCATCGCATTTTGCAGAACTTCACCATCATATCTTTATCCGCATTGCCGTTACCAGTCGCCCATTTTTTGACTGTTTTAGGGTTAATGAAGATTGGCTCTGGTAAGTCCAATGTGTCACAAATTTCCATCAGTATGCCTCTGAACTCGCTTAATTTTACTGAAGATTTGAACTCTTTGCCATTTCTACCACAGCTCACATCCTCAGCCACAATCAATTTGATGTTATTTTGCTGGATGAACTCAATCAATGTGTCTCGAAACGCCTTGTGCTGCTTGTTATTGTTGCGCTTCATGGATTCCGTAAAATCCCACGTTCCACTCTCATGGGTTGAGTAAAATCCAGTATGTGTAGCTATATCAAGAGCCAACACATTTTCTCTTGTCAATTTACTTGCTTCATGTCCCTGTTCTGTTGAATTAATCATTAATGAATGAAATACCGTTTTGTTTGTTTACTACAAGTTTGTATGGATAGTTCTCGGCAACTTGACCGTGACTAACCACCATAGACGTAATCTGGAGCTTGTTGAGCGCATTAAAGATGTTTGCTAACCCCGATTCATCGGTTGCTTCCAGAATTTCATCGAGAATCAGTAAGTCTAACCCCTTACCATCATCGCAATGTACGTTTGTCAACTTGTGCATGGCTAAGATACTTGCTAAATTCACTCTGGCTTGTTCTCCAGCACTGAATTTGTCGAATGAGCCACAATCCACACCGTCACGAATAAGTGAGATAGAAATCTTGTCACGCACTTTACCAGATTTAAGAATAGTATATCCAGAGAAAGAAATACGTATATCGCTTCCAATCTGCTCCAAAAAGTCATTGGTGATATGACTGAGAGCACCAATCTTTTGATTGGCTAAGTGAGTCTTGAATCGAACAAATGTTGTTTCTTGCGCTTGAAGCGTAGCAAGACGTGATGACACTTCCTCCATGCAGGAAATGGCTTTTTGAAGCTCAACATCGTATCGCTCTTTACTCTGTTTTAGGGAATCAATCAAATCGTTTTCGTTGGTTTCTTCTTGCTGCGCAATAGATTCCTCAAACGACTCAATCTGGCCAGTTGCAGTTTCAATGCGAGTTTTCAAACTTTTGTTATCGCCTTCCAGTTTGCTAAACTCATCGTCAAGTATGTCAAAAGCCTCATCAAACATAGTCTTGCGAAGAGAATTGATTTGTTGCTCAACTCCAATTATTTGCAACTCTACATTTTTAATAGTGTTATTAATCTTAGCAATGTCATACTGGACGGAATCAAGAGCGGTTTTTGCGTCATTTACACTATTCTGCATGTCACGTTTTTCCTCAACGAGTGAATCATACGACTCTCTCGTTGATTTGCCTTCAGATTGTAATTGTCTGATCTGCTGGACTTTTGTATCGTCATCTATATCACACTGCTTTACGCTGCCTTCAAGACTATCCAGCTTTTCACGAGCTTCATCAACATCAATATTGCCGCCAAGGACAAACTCATGCTTACATTTAGGGCAAGTAATTACTCCAGCAAGGATTTTCTGAAGATTAGCAATAGAACGGTTAAGCTCGTTGCGTTTGCCTTGAATGTCTTCTTGGTCTTTGCGAATAGCTTTGATTTGGTCTGACAAAGATTGCATCTGTTCCTTCAGCTCTTGTGTCTTAGGGTCAAACAAATCGTTAAATGTCTTAAAATCATGCGCTAACTCACCATATTTGGCCTCTGCTTGCTTTTCTTTTACTTGCAATTCCTCAAACTGATGTACCAATGTTGTTTTTGTGTTATCCAAATTGGCCATCTTCTTTTGGAGTTCTCCAAATAATTCTCCATAATCCTTAATGTCCGACAATTTATATTGCTCGAATATATCAACAATAGCATTTTCTGTTGAACTCATGTCAGAATTGGACGATTCAAGTGACTGTAACTTTTTGTCACAATCATTCAGTTGACTAATTCTTTCTTTCACGTCTTCACGCTCTTGGGTATATGCGCGTATATCTGAACGGATTTCAGCAATTCGTTGCTTCCATTCCTCAATGCGTTTTGCTTTGTTCTGGGAGCGTTCCTGCGCTTCAGTGATAGCGGTATTGATTTGTTCCTCGATAGCATCTACACGGCCACGAGAAGTGGCTACGTTGGCTTCTGCTGCCTTCAATTCTTCCTGTATGGGCTCCATGTCAGACTGCAAGTGTTCAATAGCCTCATCAACCAAGACACCATTACTGAATTTGTTGATAATTTCTTTCTTGTCTTTATCTGAACTGGAAAGGAATGATTTGTATTTGTGCTTGCAAAGAATGAAATTCGAGTAAATTTCATCTTTTGACAAGCCAAGTTGGTCGAGAATGTACTGGTTGTAATCCGCTACGCTTGATTGGGCAACTTCTTCGGTTTCGTCATCATATTCACTATATTGTATCTCAATACGGATTTGCTGAGGAGATTTACGACTAATCTGTCGCCAAATAGTCATGCGCTTCTCGCCATCGCTGAGAATGGCACGAACTTGCGCTGTGTCAGATGAGTCATTAATTATCTCATCTATCTTTACTTTGCGCAATGTGTCACCAGTAAGAGCTAAAGCGATAGCCTCAATCAATGCTGACTTGCCAGAGCCATTCGAACCCTGAGAATCATTATCTAAATTATTGCCGAATACCAATGTAGTCTTGTGCTGCTGAATCGTATAATCCAGCTTTTTAAAGGCACAAAGGTTTTCAGCGTATATACTATTTAATTTCCACATATATTAATTGATTTTGTCGAGGTACTGTAGTCCTAAGTCAACGCTTATCTCATTGTCTGAGCAATATTCGGAGTATTCACGCTTGATGCCATTCTTGTCGTACTTGCTATCGAGGCTTTGCGATTCACTGGAAGTTACGGCTACTTCCTCGTTAACAACCTCAACTCTCATGGCTCCAGCGTCAATCAGAGCTTGTTTGGTCATGGCAAAGTTGGCAGCCTCTTTATCGGTGCAGTTTACTTTTACCTTGACACGGTAGCGACCTTCGGCTTTAATGTCTTCTATTTCGTCAAGAACATCACTGTTAATGTCAATGGCTTCAATTTCCATTACCTTATAGCGCATATTAGCTTTATTCTGGATGAAATCATACGAGCCATCTGTATAAAGCACTGTATAGCCCTTTTCTTCGTCTTCACCAAAGTTGTGCTGGCGAGATGCTCCAATATATTCAATGTTTGTGCCTTTGATTTTCTTGCGGTCATGGTAATGCCCAACAAGAACTGCATCAAATTCAGAGAATATATCAGCTGGAAGTTCATCTTCGCTTGGTTGCGAAAGTCCACCCCTGATACCTTGATGTATGTAGAGTATATTATGCCAACTACTTTTTAAGTACCTAACAACCTCTTCAAGTTTGGATATGAAACTCCCATTTTCGGGAAAGTAACTCATCACATAAAGAGCAACTTGATTATCGTGGTCGATTTCAACGATACTCCAATCATCTGTCACGACAACATGAGGGTACTCACTGAACAAATGACTGTAGCCAAGCATTGATTCTTGGTCAACTTTATCGTGATTACCTTCTGCAATTGTAAGGTGAATGCCCTTATTAGTGGCTTTAATGATTGCCTGACGAACTGCCATCAACGTTGATAATGTCTGTGCAGAACGAGCTTGCCACAAATCACCACCAACAATCAAATTCTCAATTCCCAATTTCTCGCATATCTCTAAAGCCTCGTTCCAATTAGCTTGAAACTCTGGAATATTGTCTTTGGAAACATGTATGTCGTTAATGAGCAACGCAAATGGCTCCTTCACTTTTTCTTTTTTCATCAGTTTGGGGATTAAAGGGTGCGCCAAGTTAATAACGCACCCAGTTGAATTAAATGCGTTGGATTACGAGCGTCTGCGTTGAAGTCTTGCAGTACGTCTCTCATGGCTCACAGCAGGTTCGTTGGTGTCATCGTTCCTGCGCCTACGAGTTGGGGTAACAGGTTCCTCATCCTCATCGTTAGTTTCTTCTTGTTCACTATTGGGTTCGTTTTCATCTTCGTCTGGTTCTGGCTCGGGCTCGGACTTACGAGTACGTGGTTTAGGTTCATCGTTAGCCTCTTCTGGGTCATCACCATTCAATTCGGCTTCGATAGCTTTAAGGAGTTCAAGATTAGATTTGCCACGAGATATACGAACAGACAATCCGTTATTCTCGATGAACTCTTTGATTGAAGCACGAAGTTCTTGTCCCTCGGTAGAACGGTCTTCAAGCCCGTCCTCTTGCAATTGGTCATAGGTGTTCCAAAGAGCATCAAGGTCGTTAGCATCAGAGCTGTTGTCACCTGAACCAGATTTTCCAAAAGTAAAGTGCGATTGGTCTTCGGCTGGGAGAACCATTTTAATCTGGTCGATAGTGTCTTTGATTTCTTCGTTGTCGAGAACTTCAATATCCAATTTCTCCTGAAGCTGCTGTAAAAATGCAATTGTTGCTTCCAAGTGGTAACGAGTGTACCGATATAGAACAGCAGGAAGTTGTGGGGCATCGAGAAGATTCTGGAGTTCGACTTCACTAAGCTCATCCTTATCTTCCTCTACAGCAATGTTGATAGAGTAATTAGTCTTACTCTCAGTCTTACGTGTAATCTCAACGGGATATGCGCCATAAGGTGAAGAAATTGGGCAAAGGGCTTCGGGATTCTTCTTTAGCATCTTTTGCCACAAATTGATTTTACGCTCTTCCAGTTCTTTGTACTGCGAAAATGAAAGTTGAAGAACCTGCAAGCCTTGTTCACGATTATCCATGTCAAGAACGTACATGCAACGGTGCGATGACCATCTGAGACCACCACTGAAACTACCTTCTTTTAGCTTCTTGCACAAAGCTTCGTCATCAGCATACTTCTGGCAAGCAACCTCAACGAACTTGTCAATAAGGTCATTTTTCAGCTGAGGATAAGCGTACTTGACATTGCACACGTTAACGAATTGAACTTTGGGCTTACCTTTTGCGTCGTTGCTAGAAGTGTCCTCGATTTTGAGGAGTAAGTCACGGAGAGGGTATTCGTAACCCTTGCGTTTCATCGGCAATACGTTGCCATCAGCGTCGATTTCTGGAGCGAGAGGCAGGATGCGTACAAGATAAGTGCCATCGTGTGACATTCGCAAGTATTGATTGCGTTGTCTACTCTCGTCTGCCATTTTCTTTTTCGCTTCGCCAAACGACTCTTGTACGCTGGCAAAAATGTCTAAAGCAGACATTGTGTTCAAAATTTTTTCACTCATGTCAGAGATTTGATGATGTTAAATTTTACGAGAAAGATTTTTCCACAGATCAGCGTAAGCACCTACATACACCTCATGGGCTTCTGGTGTTTTTAACTCGTCTCGACTTGGCATCGAGATTCCCCATTGTTCTGCGGCATGTTGAATGATTTTCGTAACAACATCATCCAACTCAACTGATTTGGCATTCTTTAAGTCGAAATATTCGTACTTTTCACCTTGAATATTACAGGTTAAAATCGGAGCGTAAAGCTCTTCAAAATACCTGTATAGGGCATCTACTGGAGGGTGACTATCCAATTGCTCGGAAATCGTTTTTAACACTACGCCAAATAGATACTTCAATTGAGGTAGGGAGCGATTCTTTTGTTTGTCAAATAGTAAGTAGCCAAACTCGCCATTGGGCAAATCGTCCACAGAATCTAACAGCTCCTCAGTGTCGGCATAACCGTCATGGACTTCGATTATACCCTTGGCATGAATCATTTTTCAAAGAACTTTAAGTTTACGAACACAAAGGTAATGATTTATTTTTGAACTGTGCAAGTGTTCGGCTAACTTTTTTGAAACAAATTTTAAAACATTAAAATTAAAACGCTGATAATCAATGTATATTTTAATATGTTAAATTTACTTACACAGTTTCAAAAATGATATTTTTAACATTTATGATACGTTGATTGCTTGAACCACGAAACAATAAATTGGGTTCTGCTTTTTCCTTAATAAATGGTCCATCCACAAGCACATCAATACATGTTAAAATATCTGGAAACTTAGCTTGTATTTCTTCCAAAGTATATCCAGACCATAACCAAATCGTCTTTTCTGGATAATGGTCTTTGATGAGTTTGCAAAGCTTAACTATTGCTCTATATTGCATCAAGGGTTCTCCACCCAATATAGATATATTAAAGTCATCTGAATTAAGCATATCAGACACTTCTTGAATAGAATAAGGCTTTCCAGATTTAAGTTCCCACCAAGCTTTGTTATGACATTCAGAGCAACGCAATGGGCAGCCTGACACATATAAAGAATTGCGTAGCCCAACCCCATCAACTGAGGTTGAGTACGCAATCTTCGCTACATATATAAAATCATCAGTCATGGGTCACACGGTCATCAAGTTCTGCTTTCTTTGCGGAGTTCCAACGGTCAGTCGTTCCAACCAAATATCCAGTAATACGCTGGAGACGGTCGATACGTTCACTTCCACAATGAGGACAAGTCTTCAAATCTTTAGTCGCATCTTCATATCCGCAATCCAAACAACGGTTGCGATTATGGTTGACGCTACCATAGCCAATGTTGTACTTGTCAATAAGCTTCACAACATCCATAACAGCCTCAACGTTATGGGTTGCATCGCCATCAAGCTCAACGTAGAAGATATGACCACCACGAGTAAGTGGATGATAAGGAGCCTCTACTTCCGCTTTATGTGTTGCACTACACTTATAATATACTGGAACATGATTAGAATTAGTGTAGTAATCTTTGTCCGTAATGCCTTTAATGATACCATATTTAATTTTGTCTTTTTTCGTAAACTTACCAGATAATCCTTCAGCTGGTGTGGCAAGGACTGAGAAATTGAGATCGTACTTGTTTGCTAGTTCATCGACTTTCTCCTTAAAGTGGGTTATAATGTCAAGCCCAAGTCGTTGTGCTTCCTCATCTTCCCCATGATGCTTGCCAACAAGTGCGATAAGACATTCAGCCAAACCAATGAAACCAACGCCAAGTGTACCATGCTTCAGGACTTCACGAATCTCATCTTCTGGTTTTAATTTTTCTGAACCCATCCACATACCAGACATGAGCAAGGGGAATTGCTTTGCCATAGCGGTACACTGGAATTTATAACGCTCATAGAGTTGCTTGCCTGTCAACTCAATTGCTTCGTCAAGCTTAAATATAAAATCTCGCATACGTTGGTCGAATGGTTCATTCATTACTGACAATGCAAGACCAGGCAGGTTAATAGTGGAGAACGAGAGGTTGCCACGACCAATAGAGGTTTTCTCTCCGTGTCGATCTTCAAAAACACGGGTACGGCAATTATGGCTACGAATACCAGAAACATTAAAATGTTCTGAACTTGTGGTTACGTCATAGCTTGATTTACCACGATAACCAATCTTTACAATCTTTGTGACCCTGCCAGAATGAATAGGAATGACATCATACAGTTCGCTAAAATGCCGCTTTTTCTTTGCACTTGCCATGTATTGTAAGAGCAAATGAAATGCGTCAAATTCAATACGATAACGAACCTTATCATGGTTTTGTTTGTTATAATGATTTTCATACACTTTGGCTGGTACACCAAGAGATTGAGCTAATAGCATTGTCTGCAAAGCAAGCGATTTATTGACACTGCCAACCTGCACTTTTGCCCTGTCACGTTGAGGATTAATATATCCATCAGCATCAACAATACCAGCAAGAAATGCTGAACGAACTTGCTCAGAAGCGGAAAACACCCAGTTAGGGATTCTTCGATTGTTTTTTCGGATTCCACCAAATTCATTGGCAAGTTCTTTCTTGAAATTATTGGTGTCACGATTCGAACAAGCCTTTAGTTCATAATAATCACCTTTTTTGCCACGATGCCGTTCATTAATCCATACAGACCTACCTATCTTTTCTTCGTAGATTTTACAATATTTATAAAGAATATCCTTTTCGTCAATACCAATGGTTGACATCATTTGGTGGTCATAGCAACCGTCACATAGAATAAACCCCTTTAGCCAAGCCATTTCGGTATCATTATTCGTGTCAGAATTTTCTGAATATTGCGTATCAATTAGCTCAATCTCATCATCAAGTGAAAGGTCCTTTGTAAGAACAACACCTTTTCCAACAACACTCCAAGGATGGTCGCTAGTAACAGTAAGAACACGGCCATTTGACAATGTTACCGATACCCAATCACCATTGTCGGGGTTTTTAATTATGCGAAGGCAATTAACAAATTTATCTTGATCGGCAATCTCTATACCATCTAAATCTATAAACACTCCTTCGTCAAACCCCTCTTTATTTGACGGTTGTATGTGATTAGACTGAGACAATCGTTTCCACATCAAAGAAATCGGTTCAACAAATAGTTTGCCGTTTATTTTATATGTGACAATTTCTTGACCATCAACACACCCCATTGTGGCCGTCTCATATTTAAAACGATGTGGGTCATTTGCTTTCCACTTGTCATGTTGATTAAATGGAGCATCAAGGTTGATAAAATTCGGGAAGAAACGTTTTGCTGTCACCTTGCAAGCTAACTTGAACAAATCATAGTTTGGGTCTTCTGGTAAATAGTTAACTCCACGCTTCTTTTTCCATATCTGAATGGGGAAAATGGCTGTGCTGCCGTTGCCCACGCCTTCATAGGTCGACTTCAGCAACTCACGCATCACACAGCGACCCTCGGCGCTGGTGTCGGTGCCATAGTTGATACTGCTGAACACCACCTGGTTGCCGCCTCGTGAATGGATGGTGTTCATGTTGTGGATGAAGGCCTCCATGGCTTGGTGCACACGGCCCACCGTGCGGTTGATGGCATGTTGCAGCACGCGCTGCTCTCCTTGCAGCATGTAGAGATCCTTATATATGTAATCGTCGATATGTGCGTCGTACAGGTGGTGATAGTCGGTGCCTGTGAGTTGCTCGATGTATTTCACTTCCTCGACAAACGACTTGCGCACGAAAGGAGCCAGGTAGAAGTCAAACGCCGGGATGGCCTGTCCGCCGTGCATCTCGTTTTGTGCAGTTTCCATCGAGATGCAGGCAATCACGCTGGCCGTCTCGATGCGCTTGGCCGCACGCGACTCGCCGTGGCCGGCCGTGAAGCCCTCGTCGAGCACACGGTCGAGCGGGTGCTGCACGCAAGTAAGGCTCTTGGTGGGGTAGTAGTCCTTGTCGTGAATGTGGAGGTAGTTGTTGCTCACTGCCTCTCGGGCTTCCTCGCTGAGCAGGTAGTCGTCGACGAAGGGCTTGGTAGTCTCGCTTGCAAACTTCATCATCATGCCAGCCGGTGTGTCGGCGTTCATGTTGGCATTCTCTCGGGTGATGTCGTTCTTCTGAGCCTTGATGATTTCTTGAAACACGTCGGCAGTTTTTGCTTTCCGGGCCACATTGCGCTTGTGCCTGTAGTTGATGTAGGCTCGTGCCACCTCCTTACGGGGACTTTTCATGAGTTCCAGCTCCACCTGGTCCTGAATGGCCTCCACACTCATCTGGCTCTTGCCGCGGGCACCTATGCGGTCGGCGATGCGCTGTATCAAGCTTTCGTCTTCACCCGCTTCGGTGGCCAGCATGGCTTTGCGTATAGCTGCCTTTATTTTCTCTTCGTTATATCCCACCACGCGCCCATCGCGCTTCACAACAGTTTGTATCATCTATATAGCTCCTTTTAGTTTTGTGATGTTATAGTATGATTTGTTTTCAACCCCACATTTTGCAAGTGTCTCTTCTTGGGGTCGCACAAAGATAATACACGCTGTTTAATTTGAACAATTTTTCATTTGAAAATTGTCTTAAAATAACATTTTTGGCAACTATTTGTGTTTTATAAAAATATATTATGTTGAAAATGAGTGATTTAATTATTTTATTTGGAAACTTTTGTGCTTTTTGAGCGTTTTAAATTGTCAATAACATGTTGATTATGATACAGAAAATGCCCGCAAGAAAATGCGTGCATATATTGCTTT